AGCTGAATGTAGCAGCCCTCAAAGCCCCTGCGGGTGAGGTTGCCGCGTGGTCTGCAAAAGGCTCAACCGCTGCGAGTATTGCGCTTGCGGATGGCGTGAAAGACGTTTCTGGAAATGCGAATCACGGGCAGGCTTATGGCGGCGTGTCGGTTGTTGATAGCGAGATGGGGAAGGCGTTTTCGTTTGACGGCGTAAATGATAAAATCGACCTCGGCAATCCTGCAGACCTGCAAATTACCGGCTCGCTTACAATGCTCGCGTGGGTCTACAACCGCGACACCACGACAGACGGCGGGGGCTTGTTTTGCAAAAAATCTGCTAATTCATGGGCTGGCATAGACTACGGTTTTGTCAGACGCTTACCCGGAAGTATAAATTTTGCGGTCGGCGACGGCGTTACAACAAAATACGCGACGGCAACGGCGACGCAAGATACATGGGAGCTATTAGCAGGAGTTTTCGACGCAGCGGCTCAGACGGTCAGTATATATAAAAACGGCGTGCTTGTTGCTGGGCCTATTGCGACCGGCGGAGTTACCCCGAAGACTGACGGCACGTTAGCGATCGGCGGCGATTGGTATTCTAACGGTTCCTCGCCTTATTTCGATGGCCTCATAGCCAACCCAAGAATCTACAACCGGGCCCTAACCCCCGCCGAAGTAAAAACCCTATACATGCTAGGCACAGACCAAGAGAGCGGGGTTATTACTGCGGATAGAATCGAGGCTGATATCGCTAGAATCGGGCAGCTTGAAGTTTACGGCAAGAACCGCTGCCCTGATCCGGCGTTTGATGGGGTGCCTTACAGCGCGACTTATACATCGTTAGCTTCAGGCACAACAATCGGAGGATGGGTTGTAGATACTAGCGGCTTGAAATGGGGATATCATAAACAAAGCGGCGACAGTAGGTTATTAAATGAAAACACTAACGGAATATTATTTGGAACTAACTCGCCAATAGGGAGCGGCGCTACCTTAACCAGTAAGATGTTTGCAGCATCAGCAGGCGTTAAATATGCGTTAAGTTTTGGAATACAAATCGCCGAATCACGATTAGACAATATAGTCTTTGTCGCCTCGGTTGAATGGTATGATGATTCTCTATCGTTAATATCTACATCTAACGTAATCAACAGAACGTCAGATTTTAGCACAAGCGACGTTCAGAGATTATCTGACAGTGTGACTGCTCCGGCGAATACAGTATCGGCAAAGATAGTTTTTTCTTCAAAGCCAGAAACCAGCGACGGAATATACTCCAACGCTATGATTTCCGCCGTTCAATTCGAAGAAGGCGATACCGCTACTTTCTGGGTAAACCGCGAACAAGGCACGATAACCGCCGATAGAGTAGTCACGGGTGAGCTTAAGAGCTTGAATTATGTTTCTCTTACCTCCGGTTCAAAGATTGACATGGACAACGGACAATTCGAGTTTGCGGGCGGCAAGCTCACCTATGACGGGGCAGACTTAACGACAGACGGCACAATATACGCCCGCGCCGGGGTTATATACAACGGTGTAAAGGTTGGGTTTTGGGATCTCACCTCGGATGGGCTTGACTACTACGAGCGGACGTCATACTGGAAAATAGATTCTTACTATAAAAAATCGAATTTAAGGTTATATGCCGAGGCTCATACAATGTACGGCCTTGCCGGGTATGGCATTTTCAACGTAAATGCTGGTCAGGATATCACAGACACGTCTTACAGTGGCGCTATTTGCAATATAGCGACATATACAACATCTAATTACGGCCTTACAACAAACGGAAAGATAAACGGCTTAGGCGGCTTTACGTCTTTGTCGGACGAAAATTGCAAAACAGACATTCAAGACGTAGCTGTTCTTGAAAAGTTAAAGACGGTAGCAGTAAAGCGCTACAAGCTTGACGAAGTTAAAGTTAAGCGCAAGTTGAAAGAAAAAGAGATTGAGCGTGCATTAAAAGAAGAAAACAGAATCCCTATCTTTGAAGAGCCTGACCAAGAGCTTGATCAAGAGCTTATCGAAGACTACAACCCTGACACAAGAATCGGCGCAATGGCAGCGTCTTTTAATAAAGCTTTTGGCACAAACAGAGGGTCTGAAGACTCTGTTTGCATTAATGACCAGATCGGCGTTGCGCTTAGAGCCATTCAGGAGCTTGCAGAAATAGTTGACGCTCAGGCCGAAGAAATCAAGGCCCTGAAAGGCAGATTGAAATGATAATCCTACAACGAGAACCCCGCGACTGCCACAACGCAGCGATTGCGACAGCTTGCGGTGTATCTTACGAGCAGGCAAGCAAGGCTACCCGACACATAGACCTACCCGGCCCGCTTGAATCGCCAGTTTTCAGCAACCCGTGGAATATGTATCGGGCAATCGTTAAGCTTGGCTTTTGGAAGCGAAACATTGAGCTATCAGACTTACTGACTAATAATTATAAGCCAATGAAAACTATCGTGTTGATACATTACCCGCAAAAACCTACATTAGCGCAACATTGGATTGTATTAGGCGATAGATTTCCTATGATAATACAAGGGAAGTCCGAGTTTGCTTTCCAAGTATATTGGGGCGACTCGGAAACGCCATGCATCATTACAAAGCAACAATTAGTTGACTTTTACCGCAAAGGCTGGCCTAACTGCGCTTTTCAGGTTTATAAAGCGAACTTCTGGCGGCTCATGTGGGAAAAATTTAAAGCCAAACTTGGCATAGGAGATTTAAGCAATGATAACAAAACACGACGTTAAAGACGCAATTATCGACGCATTAGAGCGGGTTTGTGAGAACACACAGGAATATTATGTGCTCAACCATCTGCCGCCAGAGCGAAATGCAGAGTTAGAGCAATTTCTGGCGGCTTGGCTGCAAAAGCTAGGCATTGATTGAAACACACATCTACGACCTCCCAAACTTCGTCGGGGCGCACCTTGCCCCGTCTTTTTTGGAGATTTAAGTGTAAATAATTAAAATGGAGATTGACATAATGAAACTAATACTTAAACGAATTAAAGATAACGGCAGGCAGACCACGGGCAAGGCCACGCTTTATGATGGCGACAAGAAAGTATTTGAGTTTGTAACCCTAGAACCGGCGTGGCTCAACAATGCAATCGGCAAAAGCTGCATACCAGCGGGTATTTATAATGTTAGGCCGCGCCGATCTGCCAAATATGGCAATCATTTCATCATTGAAGGCACTGAACCTAGAACTTATGTGCTTTTTCATAAAGGTAACTACCGCAAAGACTCGACTGGTTGCATACTTGTCGGGCGCAAATTTGCCGACATTAATGGCGATGGTGAGATTGATATAACATCAAGCGGCGCAACTCTGAAAAGGCTCTTGTCGCTTGCCCCGAATGGCTTCAAACTTGAAATAATTGCGCCATAATGTTAAACTGATTTTGTTGTAAAAATAAATTCAAAAAGGGGGCTTGTCCTTGAGCCGAAAACACAAGCAGAATGAGCAGCTTACCGATTTTTATGCAGATGAAAAAAAGAAGTTTCTCGAAAAAAGGCTTGAGATTGCTCTTGCGGCAAAGTGCAAGCTCTGCAAATGCGGCGGGCTTCTTTACGACCTAGACAATGACGGCAACTTGGTTTGTGGCGATTGCGACAAGCCGGAAGAATACAAACCGTAGGAGGTTTTAATGCGTAAGTTTTTTAAAATGATTTTTGGTATGTTCTTGGGTAATGATGGTATTTTAAGCAGCACAAAGCTTTTTGCTTTTGTTGGCTATGCTCTGTTTTTGGGCGTGTCGGTGTGGGTTGCTGTTTACAATCCTGAGAAATTTAACTATGAGATTTTCGCAATCCTGACAGCAGCGTCCAGCTCGACAATACGCGTGCTCGACAAGTGGCTTAATGTGCGATCTTATAGCGATGCAGCAAGTGCTATTGTTACCACTGAACAAGGCGATAGTGTCGGCGAAAACTGGAAAATTACGCCACTTGGGGATAAAAGTGAATGAAGTGCAAAAAACAGCTGATAGTGTTGTTGCTGCTATTTTCGTTGTGCTTGTCATTACCCTCGTTTGCGCAGGAGTCATATACTATTACAGGGGCGCAGATAGCAAGCTTGAGTCAGAACTTAACAACATTGAAAGACTTAATTCAGAGCTTGCGTCAGAGACTAGACAGCTACAAAAAGAGTTTACAGACCACGGAAAAGGAATTGCAAGTGTCACAAGCTCGATTAGTAAAAGCCGAAAACGAGTCAAACACGTTTATACTGACATTGAGCAAGCAACAAGCGAAACTGAAAGAGCAAAGCAACTCATTGAAGAATGCGAACAAATCATTGAGGCGGTTAAGGCGCAGAGACAGAACTAAAAATATCCTGTTTGCGCTAATTATCAGCGGATTAGTTGCCACAAGATAAAAAAATGGCCGGGGTTGTTATGCCCCGGCTTTTTTATTGGTTAATCTTCGTCAATCAAAAACTCATCAAATTCTGGTTTCCAGTTTTTGATTTTGCCATTTTCGTCGATTGTCATAATGATATAATCACCATAACCCCTATCATTTATTGCCAGACAATCAAGCACGTAACAATCATGTAGCGTTTTAACTTCCTGCTTTCAAGTTTCATATCAATTCTCCTCCTCTACCGGCACAAGCGGCACATCGTCATTGTTTTGCTGCTCATCAAATCTTGATTTTTGCTTGGCCCAGTTGTCGATAATGCTTTGCTCTTTGATCTTTTCAGCAAGCTGCATTTTGATCTGACTATCAACGGCGGCAAGCAACCCGATTGATTGCTGAAATGATATGCCGTAACTATTAATGCGGCCAATCAAATCAGAAAATATTTCGTCAAAGGTTGGTTTATTTTGTTCTGTCATTGTTTATTTTCCTTTTCTGCGTAATTTGGTAAAATGGCGGCATCAAGCCACTTTGCAACACGATACACTACTTTTGATACTGGCGTTGAAGTTGCAATGTATTCAACTTGCGCAACTCTTATAGTTTCCTTGCCCGGCAAAATGGTAGCAACACTGACGCAAATTAAAAATATAATTAGCGCAATATTCGCCATTTTAAGCCTATCCTTTAATGTTTCATCTGACGGGCTGTAGTCTGGCGAAGCCATTACCATAACATACAAAACTATGAAAGCAACAGCGCCAATTACCATGCCAAGTAGAGAAGCCTCAGAAAGATGTGAGCATAAATCTCCAAGATACATAATCCACGTTAAAGTCATTGTTTGTTTTCCTTTCGTTTTTCGAGAATATTTTTGATAACTTGGTTTTCATCAAGCAACTGAAAACTTCTTTCGACGTTGCAATGCGTCATATTGTTTTTGCCTACAAAGTCGTAATTCCATTTCCCATAACCCCTTTCTACGATTCTATTGTAAAAATCTTGCCAGTCTTTATTATTTTCATTGTATTGTTTTTTATGCTCTTTCTCTTTCTTTTCTAATTGGTATTCACAATACCAAGCGTAAATTATACATGGAATTGCACCAAGGAACACACAAAATATATAATCCATTATTTTCTCCCATTTAAAAGCCCGTCTAGCGATTCAATTAACGCTTAACGATAAAACACTCATTGCACACAATAAAAACGCTACCACGGGCACGTAATTAAATTTAACTGTTATTTTCAGCGGCGAAGTAATCGCATAGCAAAATATCAACGTATTTTGCCGCCGGATTGCTACGAATTTCTGACAACATCAGCTCGGAAACGTATCTAATCTCATTAAGCGCGTGTTTGCTTGTTCGTAGTTCGATAAAATTCAGAAATGATCTGAAATTAATCGACCATGAAAAGCTTGTGCGCGTCGATTCTGGCAGCAGATACTTTAATAAATCGTTTGGCACTCCTTTCTTGCGTAGGTTTTTGATTGCATTGTAAACAAATTGCTCGATAAATACTTTTTGCGCTGCATATTCTGCTCCTACGTCAGAAGGCAAATTTGAAATATCTGGCGAAAAGAAAATATCATCAAGGTTTCTTTCGCTTTCTTCATTAATCATTTTACCAAGCGCAAAGCGCGTTGATTTAACCGTGGGGCTTGCGATTCTATGGCGTATGTGTTCTTGCAGTTCAGCGCGGCTTGTGCCTTCGACATGGAAGTTTAATACAATGTGCTCAGCGCATGATAAATGCTTTTTCACACCGATAACTTTGCGTGTTAGCTCAAAACTTGGCTCAGAATCGTATGGTTGCGCTATTGCTGTGTTAACAATGCTTTCGGGTGTTACTGATAGTAGTTTTATTTTAATTTTTTGCATGATTATCCTTTCATAAATTCATCAATTACGGCGTTACGCTTTTCAATCCAGTTGCTATCGTTTTCCTGGCTTAGACCCTTATCTTGAAATGGGTATTCGCCATTATAGCCTTCTCCTGAAGCGTTAAAGCCTGCTAAATATGCCTTGTTGAGCAATTCAACTTCTAACGGCTCTACTCTTGTTGGTTCTTTATAATCAACGTAATATTTACATTGATCTGGCCCGGCTTTATTTTTCTTGAGCTTTTTCAAGATGCTGCAATCATCATCTGTTGTGGTTACATCATCTCTCACACATGGCATCAATCATTTTAAGATTGTCGCAAATACAAATTTTCATTTAATGATCCTTCCAAAATCTTATTTTTTGCGGAATAAGCGGCTTTTCCCAGTTGCTCACGCTTGATACTGGTCGATCAAAGCAATCTACGCCGAAAACTTGCTGTGTCCAAAAGTATAAATCTTTGGAAAAAAACCACCCGCCCCATGCGGTAAAATCTGTGCCCCACGCAAGAAAGCCAGACCAATCATGCCAACAAAAGCGGGTGCCTTTATATTTAAACATGCCATCTGAATCAATATCAAATTCAACCCACATGTTTCAACTCCTCTTTTTCGTAGTAAATCACATCTTGCTGTTTAAGCCCTTTCGGCAGCTTAAATGTTAACGTATCATGCAAAACGCCATATCTGACGCCCTGTTTTGATGATTCAATAGCAACTATTTTTCCAGTGCCGTGAAGCGTGATAACTTGGTCATGCATTTTCATTTGTTACCTCTTTCTAAGCAGTTTAATGACTTGCTTAGGTCTTAGTTGATTTACAAGCTCAGATATAAGCCGGTAGATTGCTCGAATACTCTTTTCAGCATATCGTTGTAGATGTTTTCATGTGTTTCAACGGTTTTAACATTGGCGCCTCTGATGCTCATAAATGTAACGTCGTATAAATCTAACCCGTTAAGGCTGATTTTGCAATAATTGGCTTTGTTTTTTGCTTTGGCTGCAAATCTGAATCCAACATAGTTTTGCTCTTTGCTCTGTGCGAAATGCTTAGCACCAATCATAACAGAAAGGCGATTAATTCCGTTGTTGCTATTTGTTAGTTGATTAAGGGCTGTCATTGCGTTCATGTTCTTACCTCGTTTTTAATTTCGTTCGCTCACAAATTAAATATAACAGCTTACTTTTTCTTTTGCAAGCATTATTTTTATTTTTTAGAAAAAAGTTTTTTGTGGTATGATTAAAGTAGATACAAAAAGGAGTTTGTCGCATGAAAGACGCTTTTTCTTTTGAGAATATTGCAAAGCTAATTGGTAGCTTGTGGGTATATTTTGGATTACTAGCAACACCTGAGAAAATAATCGTTGTAACACTAGCATTTATGACTATTTGCGTGTTTTGTTTTTCGGTATGGGCTTATTTTCAGATGAGAAAAAGCGATTCGCAAACGGCAAAACTATTAGATATCTTTGAAAAGCGGTTTTTGCTAACAGAATCAAGGGCTAATCTGCTAACCGATATTCACGTTGAAAGACACCCAGAGGACGGCGCAAAGTTTTTTAAGCTAGAACGCCTTGCAGCTCAAAATAGATTTGAAGAACTGCAAGACGGCGCTATTTCAGGCTCGTGTCGTGCTGAAAAGAAAGATTAACTAGCGTAATTATCATAGAAAATACTTGATTTAACTAAGTCTAGCAAGCCCGCCGACTCAATCGGCGTTAAGCCTTTGCCTTGCTCATCGTTGGCGTTATAACTGAAGTTGCCGCGCTTATCGAAGAAAATAACCATGCAACAATCTTTTTCGCCGTTATGCTGATTGCGATATTCTGTCAGCATTTCCTCGAAGAATTGCTTTTTTACATGCCAAGCGTTATGATCTTTAACGGCTTTTTCTTGGCTGGTCATATCTCGCCTAATTCGCGCAAACCATCATAAAGCCCTTGTGCCGCTGCTTTTACTTGTTCTCGGCGCTCATCATCTACCGGCAAGCTGTGGTAAATTTTCCACAACTTAACGCGCCTAAGTTTCAATTCTTCGATTTGTTCTCTGCGTTTTTGCGCTTCAATTTGTTTTTGTGTTCTCATGGCAGCTCTCCTAATATTTTTTTTAATTGTTCCCGGCAATCATCAACGGAATCTACAAGCAAATAAAAACAATTTGCAGCCTCAACCTTTTGTTGAAATTCAATCTGTTCTGATGATTGCTTACCGTCTTTGCCCTTTACCTCAATACCGATAAATTTTCCTGCATATTGCCCTTTTCTGATAAATCCAAGACGATCACTAACACCCTTTTTCCCGCAATGTATAAATCTTTTCTGAACTCGAATAACGCCGCATTGGTGCCGGTCAATAAAAACATAATCAGCAAATTCTTTATCAATCATCTTAGCAATATCGGCGCTTATCTTGGTTTCACCAGACATCTTTTTTACTCTCAATCTTCTGAAAAACCGACACCTTGCCGCTTTTGCCGCCTTTGCCGACGTATTTCATTAGTCCGTAGTGAACCAAATCATTCATTATCTGTATTGCCCTTTCGCGCGTTTCCTGCATCAAATCAGCAAGTTTTTTATACGTCCATAATTCCTCAGTTAGACTTTGCACCAATTCAAGCGCATCTGCCGGTTTAATTAAGCGGTCGATTAAAAAACTGCTGTAAATGCCTGAGCGGTTAACTGCTGAAAGCGTGCGGGGTCGCCCCCGCCGCCCGTTTTGCGAAAAGTTTACCATAGATCAGAAGGGTATAGCTGAATCTTCATCGCCGCTGGGAAAGCCTGCGTCATTGGCGTAGTCGTTACCGCTATTGCTACCAGCTTCGCCCTTTTTGCCGCCGATAAACTCAAAATCAGTTACAAAAATCTCAGCGCTTATGCCTTTGGTGCCGTCTTGTTTTTCGTATTGTCTAATTTCCGGCTTGCCTTCAACCAGTAGGCGAGTGCCCTTGATAAAATACTGGTGAAGCTTTTCGGCTCTTGTTCCCCACAAGCTACAACGCCAATAAGACGTTTTTTTGTATTCGCCCTGACCATCTGAAACAGCAAGCGAAAAACTTAATACAGATTTACCTTGTGCGGTTTGTTTAAGCTCTGAATCGTGTGTTAATCCACCCGTTACCATTATTTTGTTCATTCGATATTCCCCTTTTAATTGAAAAGCCCAGCTTTGTAATAAAGCGCCATCACAACTACGGTGCCAATAACCCAATCAATAAAGCGATATTCGCCGTCTTTGGGTTGTCCGTTGCTTGCACCGTCATCTATTGATAATGCTATCAACGCGCTTAAATAATCATTACAAATCTGTATCGTTTCACCATCGCTTTTCTTGTTATCAGTCATTTTACACCACGCGAAAATAAAAAGCAAGCGGATATTACTACCCGCTGCAAATTATTTTACTTAATCATCAAACCATGCTCGCCGTCTTGCAATTCATAGCCCGGCACATCGACGCCGCTTTTCAAGTCGTCAGTGATTGCCTTGTAATCAATAGTTTGCACTGTTTCAATAGTAATATATTTTGCCGGTGTTTTGTTTTCATCGACAACTTTCAGCTTTTCCTTGGGCGCAATCAGTGTAATGTTATACAAGTCTCCTTCGATTTTCTTGGTATCAGTGGCAATCATGGCTTTCTTGAGATAGCTTTTCAGGCGTTCTTGCGCATTGTTCTCAATTCTCAGCTTTTCATCAGCCTGTTTTTTAATTGCCTTCAGGCGATCGATTCTGCTTTCCATTACGCTTTTAATCACATAACCGATTGCAGCGCCCTTATCCTCAAGCTTGCCACGAAATGCCTCAAGCTCTACAAAGCTTTCGTCTGATACTTCTCCGCCTGATTCCATAATATCAAGAATGATTCGTTCAATGTTGCCTGATATCTCAATCAAGCTCATTTTTTTGTTTTGTTCTGTCATTTCAGCGCCTCCGCAAGCGTTTCAAGCTGTTCCTGCGAAAGCTCGTCGAGTGATTCAAACTGATGATTAAATACATCAAGCATTTTTTCGCGAAAAGCGGGCATATCTTTGATATTATGCGCAACCAGCAACTTTTTAACATCGTCTTTCGTGATTTTTTTCGGCTCAGGAGTTTTGCCTGAATTAAGCCAATCTAACAACTCTTGGCCGGTCTGCTTGGTAATAACGAACTGCTTACCATCAAACAGGCGTGTTCTGTCCTTAGTTGCTTCTGCAATGTGATTTTCGTTCACGTCAAAAACCAGTGTCATTTCATAATCCAAGCCGTCACGCTGTTCTGGTGCCATGCCAAGTTTTGATACTTTCTTGGTTTTTTCGTCCATGACATAGCCCTGTTTGCTGCGACAAGTGCAGATAATGTGCGTTTTGCATGTCAGAATCTTGTCGATAAACTTGCGATGCCGTGGCGTAACCTTGGCCCAGTCTTGGAATCTGCCGCCAAGCTTAGATTGAATATCAAGACAGCCGCCTATGCCTGACCATTCCGGCGTGATACCATCAACGATAATAACATCAAAGCCGTTATTTTCTGCAAGCTCAATTGCCTGCACGAAATCTTCTGGCGCGTATGGCGCTTCAAAGTCCAGCGATTGAAATTTATATCTGTCACTGTAAAGGCTTGCTGAGTTGTTCTCTGTATCTATAACGGCGATGTTTTCACCAATTGCAGTTGCAATTTCAAGCGCAGCTGTTGTTTTACCTGAGCCGGAAGGCCCGCTAATCATAATGCGTGCTTTGCTTTTTGCTTTTGTTGCCTGTTGGAATGCGAAATTTCTAGTCATTGTTCTTTTTCTCCTCGTTTCGTTTTGTTTCGGTTATCTTTCCATCTCTGAAAAGCTTTTCAAATAGCGTTGGTTCCCTTGTTTCAGTCATGTTTCACCTCGTATAAATTAATCTTCTGAGAAGTCGAAATCTCCCTCCCTTGTGCCGTAATTATCGTGTATTTCATAATGTTCTTCAGGGTCAATTTCCCATTCTGAGCGATTAATCAATCCCATTTCCGATGCCGAATCGAGAGCGTTATTGTATGTTGCTTGCGCTGTAAAGCTTAGCGTGCCGTAAATAGGGTGCTTTAAGCATTTTAAAACTTCATCAAAATCATTGCATACAAAGCCGCGACTATTCTCGCTTCGATCATATCTTGATACCGTTGCCACATTAACAAAGTATGTATTTTTGTCTGTGTAAAACACTTCAAAATCTGACCACTTTACCGCATGAGCATTAAATTTGCCTTTTCCTGTTCCAGCCGCAAGCAAAACGCCGTTAAAGCTAATTGGCATGTTTTTATAGTTTCGCGTATATGGCTTCATTGTTGATTCCTCCTTTCTTGTGATTATAAGATACCCCACAATCAAGAAAAAATCAAGCTTTCTTTTCGTCGTCGTCCCATTTAATTTGCCTTGAGGCTTGTGCTGCTGCAAGTCTGAGCGCTGCGCCAGTGTTTTGAATGTGGTCGCATACTTTTCTCTGATCTTCGCTGAGTTCGGCGCGGTTTGTTTGTGCTGCAATGTTAGCCGCCCTGCCAGTTCTTCTTACAGCCTGCTTAAATACCCTTGCAGAAAGCTCAACCCTGCCTGCTGCGTTAAGCGCTTCAAAGCCTACATTATCAATGGCCTTCAAAATGATATTATGTTCTCTTTCAAGCTTCTTGCGCCACGCTGTTACAACGGTTCTCCATCTGTAAGTTGATTTATCAACTTTGATTGCCTCTGTTATGCTTTCGTATGTAACAATTTGCCCAGCTACGGGCACGCCGAAGCGCTCTGAAAGCTGTTTCACTTCAATATCTGTCGGCACTCCACCAAAAAACTGCTTACTCATTATCAATTCTCCTAAGTTAAATTTGTTGCAATTAAGCCCTTGTTCCTCGCCATGCCCTGCCAAGCCACGCCTTGCCTAGCCAAGCCAGGCCTTGTTCCTTGCCCTGCCGAGCCAAGCCGCGCCATGCCCTGCCTCGCCCTGTTCCTTGCCGCGCCCAGCCGGGCCATGCCAAGCCTCGCCACGCCGTGCCAAGTTCCAAGACCCCGCGAACTTAATCGCGGGGCTTAAAGCAATCAAATGGCTTTAATCGTAGCAGAAAACTTACCGAATGGGCCGGGTGATTTTGGGCTAGAAGGCCGCCAATCACACAAGCCCGCATGAATACCTGCATAACTCAAGATTCTGCGCAAAACATCTTCAGTAATGGTTTCATCAAGAACCGTAATTGTGCCAGTGCATGACCATACATCAAAGCGCGGTCTAACCCTTACATGTTTTGCCTGTCCAATTTTCGCACGCTTAACAAACAATTCAAAGCCCGCATCAGCCGCCGCTTTTTCGTGTTTCTCAAAGTCGTTGTCACCAATAAGCGATTTGAATTGAGCTGTTTCAACAATTTTACCATTAACAAGCAATGGCCATGAGCTTTGATCTACTACAAGACCGCTTTGAGTCTGACGTTTGAATGTAAGCTGTCCTTTTCCTGTCGGGCACTTTGCGCCGCCTTCTCTAAGCAATGTCATCAGATTATCAGCCGGTATAACAATTTTGCCAGCCTCCTGATACATATACCCTTGCCAACGCCATGCAGGAGTTCTATCATCGCCTGCTGTTGAGTTCTTTTTGTTGTCCGGTTCTGATAACCACGTTTTAATCTTTTCATTCCATGAAAGATTGTCGTTGTGCATCAAAATAGGAGTTTCGCCGTTAAGAGTAATTTCAAACCTTCTTGCCATCATAATAAAAATACCTCGTTTGTAAAATTTTATGCTGTCTGTTCCATGCTGTCAGCTTTTCGCCCTTGTTCCTCGCCATGCCCTGCCAAGCCATGCCCCGCCTTGCCTTGTTCCAAGTTTTACCTCCTTTGTTTCGATGTTTTGATAATAACACAATCATTTCAGAATTGCAAGCATTATTTTAAATCTTTTTTACGATATTCCCACAAATCAGACTTAGCTGATAATACCTTAAAAGCTTCGTCACGTTGCCGCTCTGTTGCATACTTGCGCCACACATGCCAATCGTTGAAATAACACGGTAGCTCTGATTCACCGATATACTCAAGATTAGCGGTATAGCACTTGGTAAACATCGGCTTAATCAGCTTTTGTTCAATCGCGTATTTCTTTTTCAATTTGCCATGCCCTTTCACCTTTGCGGCCCTTGTTATACGGCACTTGTTTTATGGTGCCATCAGCTTCAAGCAACATTACCGCGCTTCTTACTGCCGATCTTGACGCAGATAATTCAATCTGCAACTGTTTAGCCGTTTTAGCTGTTCGCTCTTTTCTCATTATATGTTCCACTTTATCAATAATCGTTTCTTTCATTTTTGTTTCCTTTCATTTTCCACTATTTTTTTCAATAAAACATCTGTAGGCATAAAATAAATCGTTTTTCCGATTCGTTTTTGCTCAAAAAGCCCGTAGCTAGTGCATTTTTTCAGCCAGTGCAAAGCTGAAGGTTTCGATATACTCATGCGCTCAGCTATGGTATTAGCGGTTAAAATAGCTTGTGTTGCAAGAGCGAACTCAAGCGCTAATACCTTATCAGGCTTTTTGCCCTGAAACTGACTCGCAACCTGTAAAACCTGCTCTTTATCAAATAGCCAGCTGCCATTACGATTCCTGCCAAATACCGTTAAAACTTCTCGCTTGCCAAGACGCGTTACGTGGCTCGGTGTGCAATTAAGCAAAACAGCCGCGTCGTTTGTTGTAATTAATTCCATTATCACCTCTTTTGTTTAGCTGGCACCTATGCGGGGTTGTCCGATAAATGTCAGCCCCCAATTAATCAAAGCCCTTTTACTGGGCCATTGGCAAGGGCAGGACTCGAACCTGCACGATTGGTGTTTGCTTTCGCTTTTGTTTTTTTTGACGTGCAACTGCCACAACTCGCATCTTTTACGCCGAGCTTATCCGGCAACCAATCTATAAAGAGTTTCCACATTAGCGTCTGCCAATTTCGCCACCTTGCCCGCCTCAATTATCCGGGATTCATCGTCAGAGGCTTAACGATCTCATAACCGCCCCCCGGCACGTTCTCTGTCAGTAACTTTCGCCACCTTCAGAGGCATTGCAGGACGCGCATAACGCGCCCGTTACTACAACAGCACATGGCTGTTAAGCTACAAACATTATACATCATTCCACATTATGAATCAAGCGAATTAACCAAGTTATTGCATCAACTGGTAAAATCGTTTGTTTCTTGCTTGATAAGCCGATAACGCCCTTGTCATTAGCTTTCACCGTCATTTTACCTATCGGCATATTAAGCACACCTGCAACCGATTTCAGCTCGTGATTGCGTGCGTCAAGGCAGTTGTATTCTTCGTAAGTATCAAGTTTCCCGGCCATGTTTACCGTTTTAACCGGATTCTCACGCGGATTTTTCACCTTAACACTTTTACACAAATCAAAGCGACTCTGTAAATTGTGCAGGTCTGCAAATTCAAAGCTGATCTTGTTCACAGTTGCAAAGCCGTTACCGATATAGCTTGATAATAGCTTGATTGCAGCGGGTTTACCCCATGCAAACATCATATCGGCGGTTACGATAAATTCAGCGGTAACAATGCGCTTTTTCAATTCGTTAGTTGTGATTCCGTCTACAAGTGCCTCGACTTCAAACGGCTCAATGAAGCTGAAATAACCGCGCGTAATATCGTTGTTGCTGTCATAGTCGTGAAAGCCACTTTGTTCTGATTCAAGGTCAAATTTTTCTGCGTTGTCGATTGCTTCTTTTGCGCTGCCCTCAAAATCAAAGCAATGCAGCGTAATTCGTCCGGTTGGTAGTTCAATTTCGTTTAACATTTAAGCTCCTTGTATTATTTTCAAGGCTCTCTGAGCCTCTTTCAGTTCGCGGTAACACTCAAGCACGTATGCTGAGAGCGATTCAGTGAAATGATTGCGCAACAGTGCGCGGTTTTCTTTAAGCACACGGGTCAGATAATTTACTCTGCTCTGTAGATACTCTCTCATTATTTCACCTCCGGCAAATTTCTTATTATTCCAGCGTTCATCTGCACGATAACGCCATTAGCCAGTTTCACAAGAGCGCCTTTGTCTGCAAAACCGCGCTCAACTGTGCCGATAATTTCAGCGCCTTGCGGGATTGCTCCCGCGTAAAGCTTGCCTTCTGCTTTGTTGGTTGTGGTTTTCATTAAAATCCTCCCTCATATGCTTGTCTTTTTATTTCTTCGGCAGTCCACAAATAATATTCGTTAAAGATTTTCGAGCCAAAAACTTTATAAGTCCGCATGCCGTTGATAGTTTCTTGTGTTTTTTTTATTTCAATTCCCTTAGATTTTAGCTCTTTTTTTATTTCATTAAAACTTTTCATGTTTTCACCTCACAACTGGCAGCAGCGGCAAACGCCGTTAGTATTAAGACTAGATACGGGAACAAATATTCTTTCTGGAGTTCTTGTAACTTTTTTCATATTCACACCTCGTTTTTGTTTTTCGTTCCTATGATTTAAATATAACAGCTTTGTTTTTTAATTGCAAGTATTTTTTATTTATTTTTAATATCCTTTAAAAGCTTTCCCCATGCGCGTTTTGATTTTTCATCATCAGAATTGAACCAATCTGCCAAAAGTTCGTCACACAATTTTACTAATTGCTTATTCATTATTTCTTATTCCTTCTTTTCTTAATTTGTTAATTATTTCTAAGTATTTATCTCTAGACATTGCAGGAATTAATTTATCTGGATTATCGGCATAACAATCAAAGTTATTGTAAAAAATTTCTTCAAGCTCTTTTATTGTATAATTTTTCATGTTTTACCTCACAATCCAAGTATTGCGGTTAATTCCGCATCGTTAAGATTTGAAAGCTCATCATTTACCCTGTCATTAGTAATCTGATTGCTAACAGCTTCAATTTGTGCCCGTATAGCGCGTTCATTTACCTCTTGATAGGTATTTACTGCCGAGAGCAAATTTATCGTTGCCAGTAGTGCTAGAATCGCAATTAAAATATCTTTCATTTTGTTTACCTCATTTATTTATCTTTGTAATATATCTATCTGCATTTTTTACGAAAAACTTTAACACTTTTTTAAATATTTTTCACATTTCCGCAAAATGCCGATTATTGGCTTACCTTTGCAATAGTAGGAATATTTATAAGAAGCATTGCGCAAGCACACTTTTTTCATGTGCTTGCAGCTTAAACAGGTTTTTATCATTATTTCTTCCTTAAGCAGCAATCAATCTGACAGCTTGCGTTTCCGCGTGTCTGGTCTATAGCGTCAGACAAATCATAGTTATAATTATTATCTTCGATTCTTAATTCTTTAATTTCATGATCTGAAAAATTCTCTATAAGAAACTCTTCAAGATTAATTGCATTTGGTTTTTCGGCATAAAGCCCTGAAGGAAGGCAGAAAAACGCTTTATGAGCATTATTATATCTTGAAGGATTGCAACATTTTTCATACAAGAAAAAATCAGGAACGGCAAAATAAACATAACCGCCGGGCTTTACAACTCTCAACCACTCTTTCAGCACTTCTATTGTATTAGAAAAATGCTCTAATACATGAGAAGCATACAAAAAATCAAATTCATTGTCTTTAAAACTCAGCTTGTGCGTGCTTCCATCGGGTAATGTGTGCTGTTTTATTGGCTTACCGTTGATAATTAGCGGGTCATTCCACCCGCCAATCTCAAGACCGCTGCCGATAAAGTATTTATCGTAGATACCAAGGCTTTTTCGTTTTTCGACCAACTTACTTGTTTCGTTCATTTGAAAAACCACCAATCTGCGACTTTCTCGCCTTCATTTTGCTTGTGATAATACAAAATCCCGCGTTCATTGCAGAATTGAATCACCGCCACGCTTGCCCTGCCGTTATCAGCCCAGTCATGACCGGCAACAATGCCGCCCATTTTCATTTTATCATACCATGCTGTAAGCTCTTTGTAAACGTGTTTCGGCGCGTGGTTGTCGTCTATATACAAATAATCAATTGAATAATCATCGAACAACTGCGACGCGGTTATAGCCTCATGGCGAATAATTTCTACGTTATCTTTGCCTGCAAAGCGGTCTTTTGTTTCCTGCATCCAATCAAGGCAATGCTCATTATATGCCGGGTTCCAATTGTCGATTAATGATAGCTTTTCAATGTTAAGGTTGTCGAATATTTTTTGAGCGTTTGCTCCTGCTGCTACGCCAAGCTCAACAGCTACAACCGGTCTGCCCTCAAACTGATTTACGGCCATTTTCAAAGATTCACGCATTTATTTTCTCCTGTCAGGTTTTTTAAAAGATTATTTGCAATCAAATCAGAAACAACTATTTCCTCGGTTTCAAAGTCGTGTCCATCGCCGTCTCTTGGGTTCCATTGTTCATTTATATTATGTTTTTTGCTCTTAAAAAAATCAAATCCAGCTATTGCCAGTTCTTTCGGCTGATACCTGATAATATCAAGAATTGCTGCAACTCCGGTTGTAGGCATACTGCCTATCGCGCAAAAGTTACTGATAAAGTTAGCTGGTGTTTGTGCAAAATGTCTAACATTGGCAAGTAAATCCTTTCTTAGCCGCTGCACAAAACGAAAATCACCACTTTTACCTGCAATTTTCTTGCCTTTGGTATGCCGATTAAAAGCAAAATCAAAAGGATACTTGAAGAACAAAAACTTAGGATTATCACGTCTAACCTTCTCGTCAACGCCGCGAATTGAGCGCCCAAAAAATGAATAGTAAACGTCGACGCGCCTGCAAGCATTGAAAATTTCATAGTTGTTTACCCTGACAATCACATCATATTGGCTAAGCTCACGATCACTTAACTCCAATACGCAAGGCGCTGAACCAAGGATAATCACAGAACGACCGGCAAAATACTTCTCAACCAGACTTTCTTTTAAAAACATCATCTAATCCCTTAAATTCGTTATCCCACACAAATCGCGTGGTGTTTTTACATATTACCTTTTTCGGCGTGATTTGTCTAATAAATTCAAGGTTACTTTTCCTGATTTTATCCGCAAAAACAACCAAGCAATCTTTATTTAAGCCTTCTGCAAGAGCAACGCCCCATCCTTGTTGACAAACTATCAAATCAGCGCCCTGAAACATGCAAACGGTTTGAAAGTAGTTCTGTGATTCAATTTCTGTTACGCCTTCGTATTTATCTATTGCTTTATTTGTAATGTGTAAAATCTCGAAGCCAGCCGCTTTTAAATCGTTAATTATCTGCTGCATGACTTCTTTATTAGGCGTAAACTCATTTCTTGTTAGCATGCCCTCATAGCCAGCGGCAAGCACGCAAATCGGTTTATAATCAAGTTTAAATTGCTCTGGTCTGGAATAACCTAAGTCTTGAATCTGTGTAGTGTTTTTATCCGGCTTTCCATCAAGATACGAGAATGTTTTATCTACTTTCGCCGCCCTGTTAAACGGCAAGCATTTTACATTTTTTAAATGTGCGAAAACGTCAGGAAACTTTGTATAAAGCTCGATTGATTCCTTTTCCGCTTCATTTCTTACGAGCGGCTCAATGTAAATTGAATCACCGAAACCGCTTAAACCGATTATTTTCATTATTCGTTATCCCGATAGCCTGACGCTCTAATTGCTTGCGCTTGCCTTTCGGCTCTCTTTTTCGCTCTTTCCTTGGCTGTTTCATCGCCGCAACGATAATAATACTTTTTTTGATTGCCGTATTGAGCGTAACAACCCTTTTCATCTTTTCCTGTTCTAACCGGCATAATTTACCCCCATATTGGATTTAAAAACTTTGCTGATGAGTTTTTCTCCACTTCAAATATTCTACACTTTTTGAAGTCTTTTAAACAACCTTCACGGCTTAAGTTTTCTTGTGCTATCGCTTGAGTTATCGCCTCTGGTAACTCGTCGTAAGCGCCGACGATATAGGCAAAATCATCAGAATCAGCAAAATAAGCATTTACAATGTAAATTTTCATAATCACCTCGAATAAGGCCGGATTGCACCCGCCTTTATTTCATCAAGTGTTAAGCATTTAAACATTATTGCCCCCAGTAAATTCCAACAAAAGCGGGCTATTTTTGCCTATTAACTGCAAATTGCCCCGGTTAAACCATTCTTGCGCCTCTTCGACGCTCATGTCAAATTCTCTGACTGCATCTGCCGGTTCATTAAGCCACTGTTTAAGTCTGCCAACTTCAAGATTAAATGCTTTGCAAAATGCTTGATTCATTTTAATGTGCGCGTTATCGTTCTTGAAAAGCTTATATTCAAAAATAACATCACCATCGGCATTTTTGCAATAATATTTTTTACCGTCTTGCTCAAATTCATGCACCCCAGTATTGTCAAAGCCAAGATTAGCCGCAACTACTGCCAAGTCTGAAATTTTATTTTCTTGTAAGTCATATTGATAACTAGACAGGTGACAACGGCAAATTACGCGGTATTCGAGAGAATACTTTTCCGGCATTTCTTTGTTATTGTAATACCAGCCGCTTTTAAACCATTTATCGTTGCTTTTATAAGCTCTTACGCTTTCAAAGCCGGTAAAATCTTCAAAAGCCTGCAAGACTTGCTCTTTTACATATTTGTTGTAGTTTTCTACAACCCAAACAATAATCGTTTTAATATTGCCTTCGTTAAAATCCAAATCAGCAAACCATTGTATCGACTCAAGCAATTTTTTTCTTGTTTTGTGTGTCAGGCGCTTGCTTATCGGCTCAAGAATATTAAAAGCTTGATTCCAATATCGTTTTTTCAGCGCCTCAATGTCGTCTTTCACAATTTTAAGAATATTGCCTTTGTCAAGCCCTAATTGCTTTAAAAGCCTGAAATTAACATTTGCAAGCGATTGAAAAAGCTGCATTAATTGGTTTAAATCTTCTTTGTAATTTTCACACAATACAGCGGCCTTATCCGTTCTGCTTTCTTGCAATGCTTTTCTATCGGCTTCTTTTTGCTCATCTTCTTTTATCTGATCTTCAGATACTTCAAATCTGCCAATATTATTTTCAATCCAAACATCAAATGGGTCTTTTTCGGCGCCTCTAAGCTTATACGGCGACACTTTAACCAAGTCAACCACAGCTCTCGCCGCGCGATCTGCCCCTGTAAAATCAAAATTGCCGATAACATTAACTTCACCAGCATTTTGCATTATTTCTTTCAGTCTTGAATTGTTAGCCCATCTCTGAGGAATTACAAAATAAAAAACCTCTGAACGTGCTTCGGTTAATATTTTTTCAACCCATAAATCAAATTCAGAGTAAGGCGGATTGCAAAATACAACGTTGAAAAACTTGCCAAGCAAAACAGTTTCAAACAAATCTCGACCGATTAGGCCAACACCGTTTCTAATCAAATTATCAGCTTGCGCGCTTGCTTTTTCAATGCCCAGTCGGTGTTTTATCTCTATCTTTGTTCTACCGCTTCCGGTGATTGCATTAAATACTCTGCCATCGCCAGTGCCGACGTCAAGGAATTTGTCGATATTAAAAACACTGCCTTCTCTACCCTCTTGATGACAATAAGCAGTTGTCATTTTTTCAAAGCTATTGTGCCATCTTCCTTGTCTATATGGCTCACAGCTTATTTCAAGCAAATCATTGTTGATTGCACGTAAGATTTCAGGCGTGGTGGGAAACCATTCAAAATCTTGATCTTGTGCTTTTAAGGCGAATAACGTCTGTTGTGTTTCTTGTTTCATTTCAAATCCTTTTTTTAATTATTGAAAGCTCATCGGCATAACCACATAGCGCAAATCATCACCATCGACCAGCATACCCGGATAAGCTGAAGACGTAAGCATTAGGCTAATTTCATCTGCTTCAGCAACATTCAAAAAATCTTGCAGATATTTAAGATTAAACGCGATCTGTATTTCACCATCAGAATTGCATGGTATCGACGTTTCAGCTTTGCCGTTTTCTTTGCCGTCTGATGAAAGTTTAATTTCGTTGCTGCTAATATCAAGCTTTACAAAATTAGAGTTGTTTTTTGCAATCGGTGATAAGCTTTTAAGCGCCTGTGATAGCTCTTTTTTGTAGAACTTTACAGCAATATTGCTTTCTTTTGGTATAACGCGCTGCGCATCGGGAAAACGTGCGTCAATGGTTCGCGTTAAATAAGTCGTATGACCAGTTTTAAAAATCATTTGCCCCTTGAATATTCCAATTTTTGCATCGTCAGCATTGGTAAACATCGCTGCAACCTCGTTAGCCGCTTTAATTGGCACAATAAAACCAGCTTTCAGGTTATCAGCTATTTTTAATTCTGGCACATCGCAAACGGTGAGGCGCTTACTATCTGTAGATACAAGCTTGGCATTTTCAGCAAAATCAAAATATACCGATTTCTGAACCGGGTTGCCTTCCTCGGTTGATGCAGAAATAGCCGCCTGCTTGATTGCCTTCGACAACTCAGCACCGTTAATAGGAAATAGTTCAGCGTCTAGGCTTGGCACTGGCGGGAAATCATCAGCAGACAAGCCGCGAATCGAAAACTTGTTTTTACCCATGACAAAATTAATTTCATCGGTATTTTTGTCAGCGCTTACTTCCACGGGAAAAAGTGAATCATTAGGTAAGTTTGATAACATTTCCTGCAACAACTTAGCAGGTGCGGTAATTTTACCACAATCAGCAACATCAGCAGCAATCTCAATAATGCTCATTGCTTCCATGTCGGTTGCCACGAGGCGCAATTTGTCTTCGCTTGCATCTATTAGCAGGTTTGCAAGTATCGGCCTGACGCCTTTTTGTGCCGATGCTTTTGCCGCAATGGTTACGGCGTTTAGTAATTCGCTTCGATCAATTTCAAATTTCATAAATTCTCCTGATTAAAGTTCAATTTCAGTAACACTTACTTTTCCATTTTCAACAAAAAGCCTATCGATGCTGTCGCCACCCTCCCATATCCGAACAGCCTCAAGAATACCGTTACTTTTTTTAAGCGCATTGTCAAGCACATGATGAAAAAATGAGCCTGAACCTTCGCCCGACATGTTAATGTGGTTAATGTGCAAAACGTCGGCTTTTTCAATGCCCTTGATTTCCTGCTCGCAACCACAACTTAAGATGGTTAAACATCCATCTTTTTCAATCTCAGGGTGCCAATCTTTTCGCGGTGATTCAAAAAATGCGCTCATAGGGATTGAGAAGTTTTCTAATCGCTTCAGCTTCCAATTGTCGATATTATATGACATAACTTACCTCTTTCTGAGCCTTTTAACGCCATGCTCAGGGCTAGTTGATTAGGCTTCAATAATCGGGCACATTGAATAACTGCCAAACGGCTTACAATGCTCTGCGCCGTCATAAATATAAACGCCGCGCTTGAAAACTTCGTTATGATGCTTCAGTGTAATCTGTTTTGCAGTTCTTTTCAGAACTTCAAAGGAAAAAATGCACTCTGAATCACAAATGCTGCGGGTTGAATAGGTTTTACCAACTTCAAATTTTTTCATTTTCATTACCTCGTTTTGTTTAATTTCGTTCATGTTTTTATATTAGCAGATGTTTATTGTGATTGCAAGTATTATTTTATTCTTCCCATGCTTCTATGGAAATTGTATAAAAAGAACCTATCTCATCGCTTGGTAATATTGATTTTGCAAAATTTTCTGCTTCGATGACACTATCGTGAAGATTGTAATAGCTCGCATCTAGCATTGTCTGTCTTTTTTCTGCAACTTCTCTAGCGCAATATTCTCTAGTTTCTTTCAGAATTACTTGATATTTCATATTCTTCACCTCGTTTTTATTTTGTAATTGCTTACATATTCAATAATAACTCATGATTTTATAAATTGCAAGCAAAAAATAAAATTATTTTACAAAAAAATACCCGGCTATTGCTAACCGGGCAAAAAGAAAGGAATTTATGGAAAAAAGTTACTCGGAAAATCTAATATAATGCTCACAGCGACGGCCTTGTTTATCGTATTCAATTAATCGGCAACCCGGTTGTGATACCAGCCCTTTGCTAATACCGTAATGCTCTGCACCGACAAAACTAGGCTGATGATAAACCGTTACGCCGCAAAATTCCTCTGATTTCTGATGATGCAGGTGTGCGGCAAGAATCTCAACTACATTTTCGCGCCTGAATAATCGCTCTAAGTCTGCAAGCTGCTTAGTGCTGCCGTTATCGCCATGCACGCAAATTACAGAATAATCGTGAATCTTAATTAATCCCATGTTAAAATGTGGTTCGATAATTTCAAAATTCTTAACATCAGCCAATTTCATCTTAATAGCCCAAAAAATAAGGCGCTCATAATTGTCAGCAAGCGTTCTAGCTGTTTTGTCGCTATCGGCGGCACCGTGATTACCCATGATATAACAAAGCTTAATTTTATATCCATTGAGAATTAATGAGCCAATCATGCTTATAAAGCATTCTGTGACTTCACAAATTGAATCTATAAAATTATCGCCCATTTTTACAATACTCATTTTTATGTTACCGGCCAGAGCGTCGCCACCTGAAAAAATGGTTAATTCGCAAGGCTCTGTTTTTTGTAAAATCTGGCTGGTAAATTCTTTAAAACGATTGCGCATTATTTCAAATGAAAATTTACCCCATTTTGAGTCTATGCGCGTGCCTGCGTGTATGTCGCAGATTGTAGCAATGCGCTCTATGCCGTCATGTCTTGCGGTTGCTTGTGGCGCGTAAACATCAGGTTCGATTTTGTTGATTCTATCTGATACAAGTTTAAGCCAGTATTCCAGCTCTCGGTATTTTTTATTTGTCGCCTCAATATCTTTTATTTTGCCCTGCTCAAACTTTTTTACAGCAAGACGCTTTTTTTCAATGCGTAATTCTTCAGAAATTTCATCAGGCGTTAGCTCGTCAAGGCGCTCTGGCAATATCGGCAAATCATTTTTTACAATCGAAAAAGCTGTTTTTAAAGCGTAAAACTCCTGCCGAGACAAGCCAAGCTCCAAAGCAACTTGATTCATCGTCATATTGCCAAGAGTATAAAGCTTCAACGCTTTATCGGCGTCTTTCTCATGTATGCGCAATGTTTTGTTTTTGCCGTATCGAATCAGATAATAGCCGTCTTTTAACTCATATTTCGGCTTGCGCTCAGTTGCGCCTTCTTTTTCTTTAATCTGCGATTCTGAAATGTTCCGCTCTGCTCTGATTTTATCTATTTTTTTTCGCTTCGTAACGCCTTTTATGCGCTCTCTACTCCAGCCTTCTATGCCCATTTCAATTAAATCTTTAAAAATTTGCGCAGGCATCATGCCAGATAATCTTTTTTCAACGCATATTTGTATTATTTCTTCAAACGAATACTTTTTATTCTTCGTCATCTTCATAGCCCCTATCAATCTGAAAGCCTATCGCCGATTCTTGTTCTTGCGGCTCTTCGTCGTCGCCCGCCTGTTCTTGCTGCATCATTACTTGCAAGCCTATCTCAAGAAAAAGCCGCGCTTGCTGGCTAATTGTGCGTATTTCATCTTTTGCATATTGCTTAATGTGAAAATAAATTTCTTCTGGTATCGTAACTGTTATTTTTCGCGTATCTTTCTGACGCTTAACCACGCGCTTTTTCTGCTTCATGCTTCACCGTCCTTTTATGGGCTATTTATAGCATACACTTTTTATTGTGCTTTTTGCAAATAAAAAATACCCCGGAATTAACCGGGGCAAAAGTGAGAGGTTTTGAAATGAAAACACTAAGAGGCATGGTCAAGCATCTGCAAATCACGTTCAAGCAAGCTTTTCAGGTAGCAAATACCACAATCGCGACCCTCAAGGCTTTTTAATTCATCACCAGTAAGTTGCTTGTCAACATTAGCCGTTATTACAGCGCCGCAAGTTTTACACTTAACGCTGATTTCATACATTGTTTCGCTCATTTTCTGATTCCTTGTTTTATTTTGTTTATTCTAGCACAAATCAGCCATTTTCACAATTTAATTTTAACTGTAGCTGCAACTTTAACATACGATTTTCGCTTTCAACAAGCATTAATTGCTCGTGTAATTCAGCGTTGCGATTGCGCTCGTTTTCAAGCTCTTGTTTCAATACAGCGATTATTTTTTCATTCATCCTTTTGCGTCTTTCAGCCATTTTTCAGCGGCTTTGATTGCGTTTTCAGCATTGTAAAAATGCGCTTCACCAGCAAAACCAAAAAAGTTGTATTTTGTAGCGCTTTTTCTAATCTTGCCTTTGTAAATACTAAAAGGTTTCTTTCTTCTGGCCGCAGTTGATCTGCAAAAATCACGTTGCCAAACTTTAACAAGTCTATCCCCCCGGCTCATCACGCTGATTAGTTTCATTCGTCGGCCTCCGGGTCAATATCGAGAACAATTTGCATTAACTGGTTTTTATTTTCACTGCCGTTAATTCGCTTATAAAAGTTTTCTACCGTTTCGCCTTTTTCTGCAACATACGCAGTTGATAACCATTGAAAAGAATCCTCAGTAACTTGAACCGATCTATGCACTATTGCCACTATTCTCATTCGTCGGCCTCGACTTTCTCAAGCATAACATTACATACACTTTCAAACTCTGAAGAATACGGCCATTCTTCACCATCGCATTTTTCTTTTGTGCAATCACAGCAATCAATCTGGCAATAATCTTTTTTGTTGTCGGTTTCCACAAATTTGCTTCTGTGGGTTATTTTTGCAATAAAATCGTTACCATTTATTGTTTCAGCGCCAATTCCTTCGTCTGAGCTACTATCATCCCAGACATCTGTTAACCATTTTTTAGCTTCTTCAAAAGTTTCAAAAAATTCAAACTCTGCGTTATCCGCACAATATGCAACAAAGTTCTTTTTCATCTAGTTGCCCTCCATAATAGCGTCAATCAACAATTCCCAAAAATCAGCATCATTCCACATCGCGTCGTAATGTCGTTCTCGCACTTCAATTTCGTTACCGTTATCATCTTCAAACACTGCATCAAATATGCGATGAATCTCAAGATCAAACTCAGGTGGTTGGCTATCTTCCGGGTAATATCCAAAGCTTGCGGGATAATCATACCCTGAATGATTAGCGACCATGCGAATCGTGCCACTAACAGCGGGCAACCCTATTTTACCAGCTTGTTCAGCAGATAATTTAAATTCAACCCGCTGATTAACTTTTTTCCATTCCATGTTTAACCTCTTTTCATGTTTTTATCATTTTAAAACGAACTCGCATAAATTGCAAGCATTATCTTACTTCGCCAAAATTGGCTTGGTTAGCCCATTGCATCAGCTCTGCGTAAAGTATCGGCTTATTTTGTTGGATAAAATCTTGTATCTGATTATTGCCGATAAGCCTTGCAGTATCTTCTATTGTCGTGCGACTACTTTTAAGCACCATTTCATCCACAAAAACGCTCACAAGCCTATTTCTTATGCCAACATTGGCGCGAAAGATATAGCCATATTGGTAATCGCTTCTCATCCAGCTAATATGATAATTCTCGGTAATCTTTGGGCTATCTGCCGACAAGGTATGCCGAAAATCCATGCTAATCGGCGCGTTAGTGAATCTGCGTCGGAATCCCGGCGCAAATTCAATAACAGCAGTATCAAGCTTTTTCATCAATAAAACACTCAGGCCTTGCAGCAAATACGCAAATCGGCGGGTTATCTTTACCCCACCATTCGCGCGCTTTTTGCTTGATTTCGTCGGTTAACCTGCGGTTGCATTCTTTATCTGCGCATTGCAAATATGTGCAAAATGTTTTGTCGCGGTAAAACATCATTTCAAATTCCTTTCGCTTTATTCGCATCATTAATTATTTTCATAATGCGCTTTTTTTCTTTTTTATATGCAAGTCGTTCTTTTTCTTGCTCAGCCCGCTTTTCTTGTCTTTCTTTTTCCATTTTATCCCAATATGCCTTTCGCTCAACCTCGATGCCTTGTATTTCTTTTTCAGCGCCGCAATACACGCATTCTAGCCGTCTGAAACAGTGCGGTATTGTTTTTGTTTCCTTCCAATTATGCTCTGCACCATTTAAGCAATCAGCCTTACGCGCTGTATAAGAAAAACATATTTCAGTTTCAAATACAAATGTTTTTTCACATCGCCTGCATTCTTGTTGATGCAGCACGCCCTCATCATAGCCACGTCCATCATCGTGACATATTTCGTTATCAGCGCCACAATAGGGGCATTGAACATCATTTAACATTTATTTATCCTTTCGTTTTTGCCAATTTTCCCATAAATCTAATAAGCGCTTAACTGCGGCCTCTGCCGTGGATTCTCGTATGTGCGATTCAAAGCCACCGGATTCATTGCGCAAACATGCCGACCAGTATTTTTCATCGTAATTATAGCTTATAATCAATGCTGGAAAGCCATAAGCAGTATAATTGATTTTTGTTGCTTGTTCAAATATTGTCATTTTAAATCAACTTTCTGCATAGATTCAGGCATTACAACACGCCAATCTTTCAGTGTTTTGCGCCAGTATGCTTTTGTTTCAGTTTCTTCGTCTGTCCAACCATCGCCATAGTAAATTGATTTCATGCTACCAATTTGCTCGTAAATCATGTGTGTTTTTTCGTCTATACCAAGCTTGCCGACTATTTTCATACAATCAACAACGATTCCATTTGTTTCCTGAATCTCAATCAATCGCTCAAATATCGGTTTTAACCAATTATATGTTTTTTCAAATCTTGTCATTGCCGCTTATCCTTTCATTTTCCAATGATCGCAACCGCTGTAAAAATCATCAGCGTTAAAGGCGCAGCATTTCGGGTGTGTGCAACACGATTCGTATTTATCATAGTCACAATTACCGCAGCACTTCATCGCCTCGACCTGCTGCCGAAGCTCTGCGTTTTCTGACCTTGCAACGTCTAATTCGGCTAGGGCATTTACTATATCCCATTCTGTTGTCCTTTTTAGCTCTGCGTTCTCGGCTTCGAGCCTGTCTGCTTCTTTATCTATTTTTCCAAGAGTCATAGCCGTTCCATAGCATATCTCTCTTTCTGAATAATTTCTTATCGCTTGCGTAAGTTTTTTAATCTCACTCATTCCCCGCCCCTTTCTGCCGCTTCGAGCGCGGCTTTGATTTCTTTAAAAACCGCACCTATCTCACAGTTGCGCTTGTGTTTTATGTCGTCGATAAGCCACGCCTTTTGATTACACGCTTTGCAAACGGCCAAGTAGTCGCCGCAATGCGGTTCGTCAGCAAATCCATGCTTTTTCATAAATTCGATTGTTTTATCCAGCATAACTTACCCCACCTTTTCCGCCGCTTCCAGTGCGGCCTCTGTTACTTTAATGGCTTCGCGAAGCGGAGTGTCTGGTCTTCGCACCCACGCTCGCAGCGCCTCCCGCATCAGCTCGATCAGCTTGCCTTTGCGCTCAACCTCAGCCCTCAGCTCGGCGTTCTCGCGCTCAAGCCTCATTATTCTCGAATCTTTGCTCATCGCTCGCCCCTTTCTGCCGCTAGTGCGGCCTTGATTTTTGGCAAAACATCAGATGGTTTATAGCCATCTGGGAGCTGAGTCCCAAAGCCAGAATTATTTTCAACCGATATTTTCGCAAGCTCCAGCGCCTCCCGCATTTGCTCTATCACGCGGTCTTTCTCGGCAAGCTCGCGTTCGAGTTGTTGGGCCATTTCTACAGGAACAAGAAAAACGGTATCCAATGTGCCAAAACATATTCTAACCGCGTTTTCATCGCATCGTGGTGTATCGCTCATTTCTTAATCCTTTCTCTGGCCTTAATTTTATATACAACGCCGTTGCGCTCGAAAAATTTCTTTCTTGGTTTTTCCTTTTTCAATTCCCGTAATTTCAGGATATATTCTTCTTTTAAGCAGTGAACGGCATCTTGAAAAACCTCATATGCCACAGAATCTTCGCATTCACAATATTGATACGCGGTATATTCATCGTAGTCTGTTTTTAGCTTTTTGCCGCAAAATAAACAAACGCCACTCATTTATCAATCCCTTCTGTCGCTTTCAATTCATTAAGAGCGTTTATTGCTATTTCAGACATATCTCTTGCGTCCTCACCCGTGAACGGTGATCTATCGGCAATTTCATCCAGTGCTGCTATAATCGGCCCCATGCGTTTTTTTAAAAAGTGATTTTCACGTTCAAGTTGTCTGCATAGACATATCCCTCTGTCAAAATCATCATCGTTAGCTCCCAGTCTAATCATTCTATCTGTTCTCGGAGTGTCGCTCATTTCAAACCTCGTATTTCTTTAAATTTTCCGCAACAAAGTCAAACAATCCCTGTGCGGCTTCTGGGCTATTGCGATATATTGTTTTTGTTTCGCCATTCTTAAAACAAAACATAACGCGCATATCTTCAGTTTCGATTAGTGCAACTTCGCTAAGGTTAATCATTAATTTATCGATTTTCAACCACATTTTAACACCTCCATGATTAGTTTATAATAGATTGCGATAAATTGCAAGCTTTTGTTTTATAATTTACCAAATCTTGATAAAAGCTCATAATCCATCGGCTCTTCGTAAAAGGTTTGATGATCTGCGTTAAAAAGCGCCTGCTTTATGCCTATGCCAGTATCGCGCCCTTTTGCTTGTTTAAAAAACACACGCTTTTTCTTGCTAGGGCTGCCGTCATCGTTTGCAATAAGCTGTCCTGAATCAAATATGAAAACAACGGTATTAGCATCCTGCTCAATTGCGCCCGATTCTCGCAAATCAGATAAAATAGGCGGTCGTTTTTCAATTTCACACGAACGATTAAGCTGTGCAAGAATAAAAATAGGTATTTGTAGCTCTTTTCCCATGTTTTTAAATGCTCGGCTTATTTTTGCAAGTGCCCGCTCGCGATTTTTTTCTTTTTCATCGTCTAAAAGCTGCAAATAATCAACGATTATATATTTAGCGCCTTTTTCAACTTCTTTACGCGCCCGGCGCCTTACTGTTTCTATTGTCTGGTCGTGGTCATCGTAAACAATTAAATTCTCAGCTTTTTGCAACAAATCGGCTGCCGCTGATAAAAATATTTGTCGAGATTCTTCTGATAACGCCGCCGGATTTCTTGCCGCTGTCATGGTGTTGTGCTTAGATACGCTTGCAAGCAATCTGGGTGCAATCTGCGTGTTATCCATTTCAAACGAAAACATAACGCCTTTGCTGTCGTTATTTGAAGTCATCTGAAGGGCTGCCGCTGTTTTTCCTATGCTGGGTCTAGCTGCAATTATAATAAGCTCGTTAGGCAAAAAGCCGCCACCGTTTAAATTATCAAGCAATTCCCAGCCGGTTTTAACAAGTGCCTTATTTTCTTCGCGCTTATCAATTCTTGATATCAAATCAGCACAACAATCGACTAGGCTTTTGCTGGTGTCCAAATCAAGGTATTTAAGCCTCAAAATGTGATCTTCATAAGCTGCAAGCTGTGATAATTCAATTATATCAGCGCCTTTTTGCTTAAACAAACGAGAATATTTATCTTTTAATCTTTCGCTTTTCTTGGCAAAATAAAGTTTTTTCAACTCTTGGCAATAATGCAAAGCATTTCTTGATGTTGCGGCAGTTTGTAATAAATCAGTAATTGCCGACATTTTAATATCAATGTTTTTACCTTTTGCATAGGCTATGCAAATAACCGGGTCTATTGCTTTAAGTTCTTTTGCCGCTTGCAACACAATTTTTGCAGGCTGATAAACAATATCATTTAGATCTAATTCAACTTGTGATATATTGCTTCCCTCTGCAAGCAAAACACAAGCTGCTATTGCTGATTCTAAGTTGATTATTTCTTGCATGGTAATATCTTTCCAATATAAGGCTCAAGATCTTTTCGTAGATTTTCGCCCCATATTTCTTCGTCTGTTTTTTCCCGTTGCGGCTCAATGCCGTTTATTCTCATGTCACGCTGATTAATAACAAGCCTTTGCGCGTTATCTCCCGTTATCTTGCCGAAGTATTTCATATTTGCAAGTCTGGCTTTTTTCGCATCTTCCGGTATACAGTTAACATCAGAAAGCTTTTTGATAATTGCAAGCTCAACTTGCGAAGGGCTTAACACGCCAATAGCATCAGACCAATCAGGTATGTTTTTTAATCCCGTTATATTTCCATCAGTTGGTTTAATTTTTGGCGGCTCAACTTCTGGTAATGATTCTTTATTTTCAACTTTATTGTCGTCATGCCTGTGCCTTTTTTTGCTTACTTTGCCACCCTTCCTACCGCTTTCGCTTCTAGCCCGAGAAATATCTTTTTTCATTTCCATTCTTTTAATCAAAGAATTGCTGTAAAAAACAGTATCATTTTTTTCTAATAGCTTACACTCAAAAAGATAATCAAATATTTCTTTTTTTATTCTTAAATCGTAAAGCATAGCATCAACCATGTCTAAGGGAATTTCGTGATTAGAAGTTTCTCGCAATGCCTCGATTATGGCCCAAAAAACGCCATAACCCTCCCATTCATATTCTTGTCTTAGCTTCATTATTTTAACATCACGACAAGCCCCGCAATCATGCGAAAAATAATAGCTTTCCTTTTTTTCCTTGCTCATTTAATCACCTTTAATGAGTTTCTATCTGAAGCAAGCTTGTCAACTTGTTCTTTTTCAAAAAAAACTAAACCATTTGCTTTTTTATATTTTGTAAGCTTTCCTTGTGAAATAAAAAGATATAAAGTTGGTGGTGTAACCTGTAAAATTTCAATAGCCTCGGCTCTAGTGTAAAACATAGGCCCTCCTTTTTTTAATTTGCTTAACTATACCATTTATTTCAAATTAAGTAAAGTAAAATAATTTTTATTTTTAATTTATATTTGCGGTATAAAAAAGTAAACCAATAAACATAAAAGGAAATTAAATATAAAATAAAAAGAAACTAAAAGAAAAGAAAGGCTTGCTTAAGCACTAAAAAAGCTTTGCTTAAAATTTGCTTAAGCAAAAATAAGCAATTGCTTAAATTTGCTTATCATTGATGATTTTACATAATAAAACCCACATTATTTTTGGAGATTATAACAATCTGTGTTAAAATAAAATAAATACATTATGGGGGAATTATGCGAACAGAAGAACAGAAAAAAGAAATATTGCAAAAAGTAATTGATTATGTTAGACGCGGTTATCGTATTACTGGCAAAGATTCAGCAACAACAAACGCAGGCATTAATTACACTGATTTGTATATAATGCTTAACGAATTTCCAGCGTTAAAAGCTGGCTATGAAGCTGCAAAAGCAATACGTAAAATCAATCGACAACCTACCGACAAACGACTAGGCACTGAGCAAAAGCGCGAATTAATCAAGCGCATTATTGCTTACGTTGCTGATGGTTATACAATCAGGGGCAGGCATAGCGCTATCGAAAGAGCTGCTAACGATATGCAGATTAATAAGGTTCACTGGCAAACTGTTCATGTTTGGTTGCGTAAGGAATTTGCTGATCTTAAGCAGGATTATCTCAATGCGAAATATGCAAGGCAACAATATAATCAGCGGAAAGCTGCATCAGAAAAGAAATAGCGCGCATTGTTTGTTGATTTGTCGCTTTTGTGGTATTCTTAGTATGTGGTATAATTACCACAATACTGAATAGGAGGCGTTATTATGGCTGGAAAGCCGAAGTCTGGAAAGACACAAGACGCACCAAAAAAGCGAGGCAGGCCCAACACTTACAACCCTAAGTATAATGCTCAGGTGACTAAGTTATGTCTTTTGGGCGCTACAGATGCAGAATTGGCACGATTTTTTGAAGTTTCTGAAACAACGATTCATACATGGAAAAAAGATTATCCCGAATTTGTTGAAGCCCTGAAAAAAGGTAAGGAACAGGCAGATGCGCAAGTCTCTAAGTCTTTATATCAACGCGCAATAGGCTATTCTCACAAAGAAGAAAAGATTTTTTGTCAAGAAGGCGAAATAATCCGGGCTGAAACGATTAAACATTATCCGCCTGAAGTTATTGCTTGTATCTTTTGGCTGAAGAATCGCCGCCCTGATCTTTGGCGCGATAAACCAAGAGAAAATCAAACCGACGCTGAAGAAATCAAGCGCGTTGTCGGTGATTTGTATGCGCAACTTTATAACACAAGCGGCGCAACAGAAGAATCGAAAAAAGATTCAGATGATACAGAATAATCAAACAATACCGCGATGGAAGCGGCGATTATGGCCGATGATAGATAATCCTGAAGGGTTGCGATTTACGCAATCAAATAAAAGATTCGAGGTGGTAGCGGCTGGTCGCCGCTCGGGTCTACGCTTGCCCTTGTCTTGATTGGCAGGGGCAGGCGTAGGCGTAAAAACAGGCAAAACAGAAAGAGCAAAACGTAAGTTTATAATGCGAGCAATCGCGGGCGATAGAAGATTTGAAGACCCGCGATATGCCGCATGTGCACCAACTCAGGGGCAGGCAAAAGCAATCTTTTGGAATGATTTTCTAGCGATGATTCCAGAACAATTGATTTATAAAATCAACAAATCTGATTTAAGCATTATTTTGATTACCGGCGCTGAGATTGTGGTTGCTGGACTAGATAAACCCGCACGAATCGAAGGTCGCGGTTTTAACTGGTTTTTGTTTGATGAAGTCGACGATGTAAAGGAAGACGCATGGGAAGAGCATATTTATCCGTGTTTTGTTGATAGGCTTGGCGGGGCGATGTTTACCGGCGTGCCTAACGGGCTGGAAAAACTTTATGAGTTAAGCAAGCTTGCGTTAACTGACCCGGAATATGATTTTTTTACTTGGAAAAGCGCCGAAGTCTTAAGCGCAAAAGAGATAGCTAAGTTTCGCGCAAGAATGGATGAAAGAACATTTAAGCAAGAATTTGAGGCGAGTTTTATGAGTTTTTCGGGTAAAGTGGCTTATGACTTCAGCCGCGCAAATTATGAGCATGAGCTTGAATATAATCCTAATCGAACAATTGAGATTTGTCTTGATTTTAACCAAAGCCCCGGAATCGCTGGCATAGTTCAAGAGCAAATAATGCCCGGACAATACGAATACTTCGACACCGGCACCGAAACGATAAAAGCACCCGTCATTGGTTCAGGCGTTATCGGTGAAGTGTGGATACCACGCCATTCTAACACGCTGCTAGTGTGTCGCAAGATTTATGAAGATTGGAAACACCACAAGGGCGATATTATCTTTTACGGCGACCCGGCAGGCGGTCAGCAAAAATCATCTGGTATTGCTGGTTCTGATTGGGATTTGGTGCAAAACTTTTTTAAACAAACCGACTGGGCTGGTCGTGTAACTTACGATATTCCACGCGCTCACCCGTCGGTCAGGTCGCGTATTAATGCAATGAATTGTAGAATTAAGTCGATTGATGGTATAATACGTTTCATGGTTGACCCAGTGGCGGCACCACACGTCATTGAAGATTTTGAGCGGCTAACAGTGCTAGAGGGCACAAACGGCGAGATTGATAAGAAAAGCAACAAAGCAATCGGGCATTTGTTCGATGCTATTTCATATCGTGAAGCACAGAAATATCCGGTTGATGAAGAATCAAGAATAATCACAGTCCACGACTTTTAAGGAGCGTTATCATGTTTGAAGTATTACCTAGACAGATTACAAGCGCAAAAGGCCCGGCTTACAAACGACAAGAGCTTGAATGGCAGATGATAAACGCTCTATTGGGCGGAACTGGCGTTATGCGTGCGTGGGGGCAGACTTATTTACCCGCGCTTGATAATGAAAGCACTACGCGCTATAAAAAGCGATTATCAAAAGCTGTGCTTGCACCGTTTTTTAAGCGTGCCGTTGGCTTTTCTACCGGCAAGGCTTTTTTTCGTCCGGTAACTGTTCGCGCCGTAGATGAAAAGAATGTCATCAGCGATAAAATGCAAGCAGTTATTAACGATGCAAACCGCAAAAATGATTCACTGAATAAGTTTGCTGCATCGGCTTTTAAAGACGCGCTATCAAAAGGGCTAGGCTATATTTACGTTGAAGCTGACGCTTACGACACTACACAGATACGCACCGAGGCAGATTTTAAAGCAGCGAACATCAGGCCATACTTGCTTTATATCCCGCCGGAAGATGTGTTAGACGTTGATATAGACGAAGATGGAAACATCATCTACGCTAAGATCATCGAAAAATACACGCGCTTCAATCAAGAACTGAAAGCAACTGAAGAAACTACGCGGCTTAGGCTTGTAACGCCTCAGTTTATCGGTGTTTATGAAACGCCTCAAACTGTTACTAATGCCTACAATCAGAAAACGGGCACTTTCAGCTATTCGATGATTGGTGAACCGATGATTAACCGGCTTGGTAAAGTGCCGCTTGTGCCATTCTATGCAGGTGAAAAAACAACAGACTTTGAAGCACCAAGCCCGTTTCTTGATCTTGCTTATACTAATGTGCAGTATTACCAAGACGAAAGCACTCACGAAATGGCTATTTCAACCGCTGAATTTCCGATACTCGCAGGCAAAGGTAAGGGTTCTGACATTGAGATAGGGCCGCATAAGATTGTTATACTGCCGCCCGATGGCGATTTGAAATACGTTGAACACTCCGGCGCGGCGTTAGAAGCTGGTAGAAAGAATCTCGAAGAATTGCGCGTAAAAGCCGCTTATTGTGGATTAAAAGCGCTTTCTGCTGATTCTGCTAGTGTCGGCAGGCAAAAAACAGCTTCAGAAGCCGAAATGGATTATATCGACAATAATTCAGATTTGAAAGTTGCCGCCGATGCTTTTGAAGATGCGCTTAATATGGCGCTTTGGTATGTTCAGCGTTATCTTGGCGAAGTGCAAGACGGCGAACAATCAAAATACATGGCAAAAATGAACGGTATGTTTTCAGTAACAGCAAACGATGTGCAGGAAATTGGTTATCTGATGGAGCTGAAAAACGCTGGTCAGATGCGGCTTGAAACGTTTTACAATGAGCTGAAAAGGCGCGGCACTGTTGCTGATAATTTTGATATTGAATCAGAATCGGCTTATGCTGCTGAAAATGCTGATAATCCTGAAGGTGTGTAATGCCAAACATCGGCGAACAACTCCAAGATATATTTATAGCAAGGGCATTCGATCTTGAAAAAGTAAAAAATGCAAGCGCTAAGAAAATCGCGGGTATTCTTGAGTCATTGATACTTGAACTTACCCGCGAAGTTGAAAGCGTAGACCCGACAGGCGTTACTAGAACCGCTTATCAGCAAGCGCGTTTAAATAAACTGTTTAACATGGCTGACAAGACGATTAAAAGCCAGTATAAAAGCATTTACGGGCAAGTAACGGGCGAATTAACAACGCTTGCAGAAATTGAGGCGTTATTTGCTGCAAGTGCAATCAATGAGGTGTTGCAGGTTAAGCTTGTTGATTATGCTTTGTCGCGCGAAGTGTTAGAATCGCTTGCAACTGATGCGCTGATTGAAGGCGCTCCTAGTTCTGTCTGGTGGTCGAAGCAGGCAACGTCATTGCAAGATGAGTTTAAGCGCGTTATGCGTATTGCCGTGGCGCGTGGCGAAACATTAGGGCAGATGACAGCAAGAATCAAGGGCACTCAAGATTTAACAAAGTTGGGTGTGCGTGGTAAAGTGCCGGGTGTTACTGATGAAATGTTGAAGGCTGCACTTGGTGAATCCGGCATGATAAAAAAAGCTAACAGAAACGCAAAAGCACTTGTTAAAACTAGTTATCAAACGGTTATGAGCGATGCAAGACTGCAAGTTTATAAGCAAAATGATGATGTAATTCGTGGCGTCCAATATTCAGCCGTTCTCGATTCTCGCACAACTACGCTTTGCAGGGCCTATGATGGGTCGACGTGGGATAACAATCAAAAGCCTATTGGAAATACTAAGCTGCCGTTTAAACAGCCGCCAAACAACACGCATTGGGGTTGCCGGTCGGTATTACTGCCAATAATGCGCAGCCTCGAAGAAATTCTTGGTATTCCGGGCGCGTCTGAAATGCCAGAGGGAGCGCGATCTGCCTTCTCTGAAACAGGAATGCGCGGTCAGATTGCAGGCTCAATTAACTTCGACGGGTTTATGAAAAGCTTATCGCGTGAAGAAGGCTCACGAGTTATCGGTAAAAAGCGTTATGATTTGTGGGCTAGCGGCAAGTTGTCGCTGCAAGATATGCTCAACTCACAAGGCAATGTAATGACGCTTGCACAGCTCAGAGAAAAAACTGAAAAGGGTTTGTTTTGGGCTGATTAGATTTTGCTTTACTTTTGCAAGCATAGATGGTAAAATAATCGCATGAGTAAAACAGCAATCGTATTAGGCGGCGGTGCTAATGTTTGGCGAGAATTTGAAGCGTTGAATATCCCTGACGCCGATATTATCGCAATCAATGACGCTGGCTGTCATTATTCCGGCAAGCTTGCGTTATGGGTAACGCTGCACCCGCAAAAAATGCCGATGTGGAAGCGACAACGTGCCGACAAATGCTATGATATGTCGTTTAAATCGGTTGGCTACGGCAAACCATTGCTTGAAAAGCCAAAGTTTACCGATGAAATAGTTGATTGTTGGCGTGGTCAGGCAAAAGCAAGCGGCTCAAGCGGCTTGTTTGCGTGTCAGGTTGCATTATCGCATGGTTACGACAAGGTTGTGCTTTGTGGTGTGCCGATGGACGGCAATAAAAACGTGTTTCGCGGCAAGGATTGGAAAGACTTTAACATTTATCGGCAGACGTGGTTAGATAATTTATTTCGCATTGAGGAAAAGGTTGTGTCACAAGGCGGCTGGACTGCTGATTTACTTGGCACTTATGATAATCCGAAGCCGCGTAAAAAGCGTGCAATCGTGCTTGGTGGCGCTCCGTCGGTATGGTCTGATTTTGATAGCGTCGAAGAATTACACGATAATGCTGATATAATTGCCTGTAACCTAGCCGGATATCATTATCCCGGTAAAATAAAATATTGGGTAACGCTGCACCCTGCAATGATGCCGGAATGGTTGTATAATCGTCGTAATGCAGGCTATGATATGGATTTTATAACTATCGGATTTACTCGTGATTTTGTGCCGATGCAGGGCATTGATGAATTGCGTGGTGCATGGGGTAGCTCTCAAGGTAAAGCAAGTGGCTCGACGGGTCTGTTTGCTGTTGAGATCGCACTTGCAAAAGGTTACGATGAAATTATACTTTGCGGTGTGCCGATAGATCATGTGCCTAACCATTTTAACGGGCATTCTTGGGATAGTTGCGCCAATTATCGGCAAGCATGGATTGATAACTACGACAAGATGAAGGGCAAAGTATTTTCTCAAAGCGGGTGGACTAAGCGGCTGCTTGGTTCATATTTTATCAGTGTTCAGGATAAATGAACATGCTGAAAAAGTGAACAAGAGGTGTTTTATGAAAGAATTTAAGCTTATTATTGCGGGTGGTAGGGATTTTTCAGACTATGGCTTATTGAGCCGCGAATGTGACAAAGCATTATTGCGAAAAGCTGAAAATTGCAAAATAACCATAATTTCAGGCGGCGCGGCTGGTGCCGATTCTTTGGGTGAAAAGTATGCCAAAGAACGCGGATATGAAATAAAAAGATTCCCGGCAGATTGGAAAAATCAAGGAAAAAGCGCTGGAATGATACGAAATGCCGAAATGGTAAAGATTGCAGATGCAGCTATGTTATTTTGGGATGGCATGAGCCGAGGCACTAAAAACACAAAAGAGCTAATGGAAAGGGCCAATAAGCCGCTGAAAATTGTAAAATATGCAACAGACCCTTTTGAAGGTTTGGCTAATTGCATGTGTGAAAATGAGCAAATGACTTCTGCATTAAAAAAAAGGAATCTTCCGTTTAAATTCTCGGATAGAATGTGCTATAAAGCTGGCATTGAAGACGCATTAAATTTAATGGGCGAAATTTGGAAATTAAAGAAAGGTAAAAAATGAACAGAAAACAGAGAAACAAAAAAAAGCTGGAAAACAAAGCCGAGTTTACTGATAAAAACAAGAAGCGGGTTAGATTTGCGCAAAAAAGACAAGATAAAGCCAATGCTTTGTTTTGTAGACAGATAGAATATTTGTGCAAACAATGGCTTAGCGTTGCTTGCGATGATCTGCTTATGGCTGCGTTGCCACTTGCTGAATATATAATTGTGGAAAGCCATAAGATGATAGAATCAGGCATAGACCTAGAAAAAAACAAAATAGCTATGGTTGCGCTAGGATTTTGGCTAGAGGTTCAAGAACGCTGCGAAAAATTAAAAGAAAAAGGCTCGATATGACACGTTATAATTGTCCAAAGTGTAAAAGCGTTAATGTAATAACTCAGGGTGGCAATTCTACCTGCTGCGATTGTAATTATCGCGCTGAATCGAAATATTTTGATCGATTGCGCGTTAGATTGCCGCTTGAAATGACGGATAAGCAGGTATATTCAGCTTGTTTGAGTTATCGCCATGATTTTGGATTGTTGTCACACGATGAGCAATGCGAATTGGCGTTTATGTGTAAAGAATGGTATCTAGCGATTAGAAAGGAACTTGAATAAGAACAACTTAGTTATCAACTGGGTTGAGCGCCTCGCTAATTAGCGGGGCTTTTTTTTGTCCGAAAACAGACAAAGAAAAAGCCCCTTTCGGGGCTTGTGTTACGCCTTCTGCTTATCATAAACAAAATGAGGCTTGTCGTCTTTGATTATCCACCAATACGGCGGGTTGTCGCTTGTATCAATTAAATGCTCATTGCCTGCTAGTGGTGCGATTTGATAAAAGCTTTCGCGGCTTGCATCAAAATAGTTGCTAAAAGTCCTTAAAAACACCACTGCTTGCCAATCTGATTCTTCATCATCTCTTGCAATAACCGGCGTGTATTTTTCAGGGAATTGCGGGTTAGGAATAAAACCGTTTTCAGTGTAAGTGCCATCAGACACGGTTACGGTATTGCCACGGGTAATCGTCGTGCCGTGTGCGGCTATTTTGCTGCCGTCAATAAGCCCGCCGGTTGCTATATGCTCAGCGCCGATAATCTCAAATCGGGTCAAACGCAAAACATCATTCAACGCTGATACGTCGTTATGTTTTACGTCTACCGTGTGGAATCTTGGCGTGTCACCGATCGCTTTTAAGATAAATCTAATCATCGCTCAATCTCCATTTCTTATTCAAATTCGTTATAAATTTCCGCGTTATGTTCACCCTTTGTCTTGTCGAACGGCCTTCTAGCCATTTTTTGATGATGAATATTGTCAGTATCGCATTCGTATACGACACAGCCGTATTTGCCGCCGCGATACCATTCATAGTTGATTGCAATATCGAATGCTTGTTGCTTTTTCTCAACAGCGGCAACGATAACGCTGTGCTTTTCTTTATCGCCGTGCCGTAATGCGTGAACAATGTAAACGATCATTTCATAATCCTTTCAAAATCATCAATTTCAGCACGTAAAATAGCGTAACAAAATACCGTATCAGCGTCTTTTTTGCATACGCTAATGGTATTTATCGCTTTTTCAATTTCGACGCAACCTTGCCCCGTTTCCTGCGATTTGCAACGCTCAATTATCATTTTTGCTTTTATTAGTAGTTGCTCGTTAGTCATTCTACCTCCAAATCATGCAGCAGATATTCGCCGCTGTCAGATTTAAAGCAATATCCGGTTACTGGTAACGGCTTATCGGCTCTTTGCAGAACCCATGCAACAGCTTTTGAATAATCGCTGAAAGCAAGTGTTGATAGTTTGCCGTTGTAAGTTACGACTACAATTTTACGATTCATTTCAGTTTACCTTTCCACCAATCTTCGATGTGGTCGCCGCAAACTTCAGCAACCGTGTTAATTGCGCCGATTAGCGCGATAAATAAAAGTATTGCGATTAGTTCAGTCATTGTGATTATCCCGGTTCATTGCCCTACTGCGTTCAATCTGCTCTTTTTTGCTTAGTTTCATTTTCATTACCTCATTTTTTATTTTGTAAGTTTTTGTTCTTACAAACTTAGTATAATTATATCATCGACAAATTGCAAGCATTATTTTATTTATTTTTTCAGGTAAATAAAAAACCCGCCGAAGCGGGCTATTTATCAACATTTTGTCAGCTTTGGTTTTATCTCTGGCTCAACCTCTGCAATAACTTTCAGCACGACAAACTTTTGCTTGTGTAGCTTACAAAGTCTTTCAGCCTCGTTGGTCGCTGCAAACTCGCTTTTGTGCTGCTTTGGCGTGTCTGATGGTTTCAGTTCGCCGCTGTCTGCTAGACAGACAATGTATCTGTTGTCGTTGGTTATGATTTTGTCGGAGTAGCGATTGGGAATTTCTACGCCGTTTTTTGCCCTTAAAAGCAAATCCATGACTGTAAACTTATGGAATTGAACGGGTGATATTGCGCCAGCCTGCCGAAATTCAATATTATAAGTTATGCCATCGCTACTACCGTTTTTGTCTACGCGCTCAATCTTATACGGCGTATCGTCTATCAACACGGTTTGATTGCTTTGCATCATTTTTACCGGATTAAGATAGGGCTGACCATAAACTTCATTTATTACATTTGGCGCTGCTGTTTTTCCCCATGTTGACTCTGTCGAAAATTTAATTACGCATTTCTGCTCAGGCTTCTTTTTTGGTGTGATTTTTTTGAGGATATAATCGCCATTTTCGCAATCTATGCCTAGTAATTCTTTGCATTTTTCACGTATTTTGCCGCATTCTTTCACGCTTGCGTTATCAAATACGCATTTATCACAAGCGGAATAAAAGGGAATCTCTGGTATTGCCACATATTCAGCACCGCCAATTTTAATCTTTTTACCGTAAACCGTTGGCTTTTCTTCGACTAACTCGAAGATGATGCCTTTTCCCGTGCAATAAAAGCCCTCTTCAATGCTGTTTTTAAAATCTGTGCAATATTTTCCAAAAAAAGCACAACCATTACAATAACCAGCTATTTTCTTTTTAACCATACGATACTTTTTGCCCTGATACTCTACCACATCACCTATTTTCATCTTTTACCTCTATGCTTTCCGGCAATAACGCCTTGTCAATCATAACTGCGCCGGTATCAAAATACCCGTCACGCTCGCAACCGCAACATAATAGCACAAATAAAAGTAACATTGCAAGCTTTTTCATCTGTAAATGTCGCCGGTATAAATTTTGTAAAACATATCGATCATTGATTGTGTTTGTGCAATATCAGCGCCTATTTCAGCCGACAAGCTGGCGATATTGTTGTCAATCTCTTGTCGTGCTATTGCCATTTCGGTTTGAATCTCAGCGCGTGTTTTGTCGCCCTCTTTGTCGATCTGTGACAATATCGGATTGCTGCACCCAGTTAAGCAGATTAGGCCGATTAGTAATAGTTTTTTCATTTTGTTTGCTCCAATTCTTTCAAATCTTCTTTTAATCGCTGCAAAAACGATTCTTCGCCATCGTCGCCCGACAGCAGATAATCAACCCTGTGCGCGTAAACGCTGGCTTGTTTCAGCACTTTAACCGCTTTTTTAAGCTGTTTGATAACCGCTGCCGGGTAAAAACAGCCTATTGTGCCGCCCCACTCTGAGGGAGTCTTGTTTTTGTTGTTGTCGATAACATGCTGAATGTCGTCGGCAATACCGTTTATGCAAAAGTTTTTGTAATCAAAATGTCCACCGCTCATTGTTATGAATCCTTTACCCAAATGTATTTTGAGGGGTGATATTTTTCTGGCCTTTGCAGTCTTTCTGATAACCCGCAATATTTACACTCTCGCACGAATGTTACTATATGACCGTGCCTATTCACACGCGCTGAATGATCAAAGCAATGAGCGCCGATACTGCAAAATAGCCATTGAAATAAACGCCTCATTGTTTATCGCCCTTCATTATACCTTTTTCTATCATTCTGATTGCAGATTTTAAAAGTTCCACTTCTGCGCCTTCTGCTTTCGCTTGCGCCATTACAAGCACTCCGTGAACGTATTTGAGTTGATTTGTAGTCATAATCTACCACCTTTCTGCAAGCTCATGCAAGTTTTTAATGCGCTTATAACCAACATCATAGCGCCGGTTGTGTTCTGCGTCCATCAGAAAACAGCAGATACCTTGTCGGGTTAATTCTGCGAATATTTCCATATTATCGTCGACAAAATAATCAAGCTGCAATTCTTTGATATGTTCAGCTTTGTTAAAACCGCTAGTTGTCGTAATTACTGGCGCAACCGGGAAGCGATGCAAGTTTAACCATGCTTGCGTCCATTCGTTCGGTATAACGCGGCTTGTAATGTATGCAGCGGGTTCAAACGGCAAATCTTCAGGCTTAATCAACGGTTTAATATTTAGCCAGAATGATTTATCTTGTTTCAATTCTTCCATGTGCTCTGAGAATAGCGGGTCAAAGTTCCAACAATGCGGAATAGGTAGATTATAGCGGCTACAATAGGCTGGCACGAATGCGGCTAATACTTCGTCTACGTCTAAGCCGATTTTTGGCACTTTAAGGTATCTATGCTGCCGGTTGTCGCCTTGCGGATAATATTTGTAAAAGCTAACGATTGCAAGAGCATTCCACGCGGCATGAACCATGTGCAGATTGCCGCTTTCGGGGTCGATATCTTCACCTTTCTCAAAAGCTGCAATGTGACGCTTTAAGCTTGCGATAACTGTTGACCATGCTTGCCCTTTAGACCAGTTGTGCTCAGCATACTTTTCAGCGCCCTTAGTGTAAACTTTTGCAAGCTCCTGAATTTGCCACGGACAAATCAAATCATAGCGCAGCTTGCCATTGTTGTATCGTAGTCCTTTGTGTTTTTGTTCTGTCATTCTTTTAAACTCCAATGAATATATTGCGTGCATGTATTGCCATAAATGCATGTAATGCCTTGTATGGCATGTTTGCAATTACCGCAGCATTTCATTTTTTGAATCAATTCTTCAACTTTTTCAAAATCTAAGATGTGGACTTCTACGCTTTTCCGCGCCCTTTGTAGTTCTTCCTGTAAATCTTCAACAGACATTTCAAGATTCACAATCTGCCTAACAGCCATTGTTCTATCATCGCGGGATTCGGCTCTCAGTTCTTCATATTTGAATTTCCAGTAATCGGCTTCGGTGGCGAAGTGGCTCATTGTTTTATGTTCTGTCATTCAATATATACCGCCTTTTCGTCGGACTCATCAATGGGCACTATTTCATGTTTGCCATAATACCAAGCGTCATTAGCATTTAATTTTATGCCTGTTTCGTGCAATTTGCCAACATCGTCAACTCCGCCCTCATACCCAGAAACAACAACGCGCATGTTTTCATCGTATTGTTTCAACTTTTCAATAAGTTCTTTAACGGTCATTTTATTTTCCTTTCTTTTAAAGCCATATAGCAATCGTTGCAAAGCATCGCATCAAGGTCTTTTCTGTATTTTGGTTCATTCGGGCAATGATTACCATTAGAGTCTTGCGTTACACATAATGTTGGTAAAAACTCACAAACAAACTCTTTGTGCCAGTCTTTAACCTCTAGCAGCGACTTTTTAAGAAACTCTTTGTAATATGTTGGTTGAGGCCAAATATATCTCATCTATTATCCCCGCTTCCACCAATTACACCGCGATTCTGACGCGATGCAAGTTTTTCAATGTTAGCATCGGCAATTTCTTCAAGCTCAAAGCCAAGCGCTTTACCCAAACAAGAAACATACCACAAAACATCGCCTAATTCAAGCTTTAATGATTTGCGCTGTTCATCGGTAATTGCAGGCATTTCACCGTTACCACAATCGCGGATTAGCTTTTTAATCTTGTCTGCAACCTCTCCGGCCTCGCCTGCAATGCCAAGCGCAAGATATGGTATTTTCATTGGTGATTTGTCGAGCTTAAACGTTGACCATGCTGCTTTTTCGTATGATTTGAAGTTCATTTCAGCTTCCTCCACGCTTCAAATTCTGATCTTGCTTTTTTAAGTTCTTTTTTGCAACTATTGATATATGCTTCATGGGCTTCAACAGCCTTTTTGTTGTTAAGAGCTTTGTGTTGCTCTAATGATTCTTGATTTGCAGCAATAGCACGCTGTATGTTTCTTATTTTATTAAGAAAATATTTTTCTGTTTTTACAAAAGCCATTTTAATTCACCTCGTTTTGTTTAATCGCTCACATAATCAAAGATAACAGCTTACTTTTTATTTTGCAAGCATTATTTTGCATTGTGATAGATTTTATCAATTGGCTCGTTTTTTAGCAAATCCCACGCAACGCCGATGGACAACTTAGCAATACTTGTCAATGTTAAGTTCTTTTCTCCTTTTAATATTCTATTGACGACAACTCTATGCGATCCGATCCTTCTAGCAACTTCGGATTGATTAATTCCTAGCGACTCCATTCTGCAAAATAGCCGCTTTGCAATTTCAATTCTATAGTCTATTGTTAATTCTTCAGCGGTTGTCAACTTACTTACTTCTTGTTTTGCCATGATTCTAGTCTCCCTATGATTTTTTCAAGCTGCATAGCTTTTTTATCAAAACCATTAGAAATAAGTTTTGTTTGGATTCTCATTAATTCTGATTTTGCTTTGTTAGTATCTGTTAAAATCGCTTCTAAATTTGTCATATCTACACCTCTTTTTTGATTTTGCTTACATAAACAAAGATAACATAGTTTAATTATAATTGCAAGCATTAAAAAAAACTTGCTTAAATCTGCATCAATAAAGAATTTTGCAAAGATTTTACTTGACACAATCGGCAAAAAAAGAATAAAAATAAATTAGTGGTAAAAATACCGCAGACGTGTAGTAATTTTACCGCAATATTTTACGAGCTGGAAAGCTCACAGGAGGACTGGAAAGTCATGGCTTTTAAACTGAAAATGGATGAACAGGGCCGCGTAGTGCTGAATGATAACAAGCCGGTTTATATTGATGATGATGGCAAGGAAATGCCGTTTGATGCTAACGAGGCTTGGAATAAGTATCACCAGCTCAACGAAGAAAACAAAAAGCGTAGATTGCAGGCTGAAGAACTGAGCGCGAAGCTCAAGAACTTTGAAGGATTCGACCCCGAAACCATCAAACAGCACGCAGAAATCGCTGAAAAATTCAAAGAACACGAAGCAATTAAAAACGGCGAAATCGAAAAGCTGAAAAATGAGCTTGTAACCACATCTGAAAAGAAGATCAAAGAATGGGAACAAAAATACAACCAGCTTAGAGAAACCGCCGAACAAAAAGAACGCCGATTGAATGAAGAAATTAATAACAGCATTCTCGATACCATGTTTAACCAAAGTGAATTTGTTAAAAAGAATGTCGAGTTGCCCGTTAGAGCGCTGAAAGCATTGTTTGCCAATAGATTCAGAATCGACCCGGAAACCCGGAAGGCATACGCGGTTGACGATGAAGGCAATACGCTGCTGAGTGAAAACAAAATCGGCCAAGTAGCTAGTTTTGAAGAAGCTATTGAATTGCTCGTAAGACGTGACCCTGACCGCGACAATATTCTTAAAAGCTCTGGCGCACCGGGCGGCGGTATGCAGCGTAACGGTAAAGGTCTGTCCAATGCCGACGAAGCATATCTGAATGACCCGAACGTAAGCCCAGTCGACAAACAGAAATTTTTACGTAAGCGGCAGCTAATCTAAGGTGGAAACCCGTTAGTTGTCAATCGACAACAAATAACAGGAGAAATTAATAATGGCTCTTACTCTTATTGAAAGTGCAAAAATTCACCGCTCTAACGGTCAGCATGTTGAAGCTAACATTGTTGAAATGTTTGCCATGTCTAACCGCATTATGCAGATTTTGCCGTTTAAAACTATTAACGGTTCTGCTTACAAGTATAATCAGGAAGGCGAACTTCCCGGCGTTGCTTTTCGTGGCGTAAATGGTTCATTCGATGAATCTACCGGCGTTATCAACCCTCAGGTTGAACCGCTGCACATTTCTGGTGGCGATCTTGATGTCGACGTTTTTATCGTAAAAACTGAAGGCGAAGAAGCCCGCTCATTGCAGGAAAACATGAAAATCAAAGCTGTTGCTAACGATTTTCAGCGTGTAGTATTCAAAGGCGACGCCTCTATCAACCCGAAAGAACCCGATGGACTTCAGCGTCGTCTGACTGGCGATCAGGTTATCTCTAACAAGCGTGCCGCTTCTCCCGCTGGTGGCGAAGTTCTTAGCCTTGCTAAGCTCGACGAAGCAATCGACGCCGTTTACAATCCGACTCATATCTTTGTAAACAAAACCATGCACAGACGCCTTTCGCAGGCTGCCAAAAACAGCTCTGTTGGTGGCAACATTCAGTGGGCACCTAATAAATTTGGTAAGCGCGTTATGATGTATGGCGACCTTCCGATTATCCCGCTCGAAGATGCTTCAGGCCGCGACCTTGTTCTGCCTTTCACCGAAGCTTCTTCTGATGCTGAAGATACTGACTGCACCAGCATTTACGTTGTATCTGTTGGTGAAGAAGGCTTTACCGCTATTCAGAACGCTGACATGGAAGTTCGCGATCTTGGCGAAATCGACAGCAAACCCGTTTACAGAACCCGCGTTGAATGGTATATCAGCATTTGTCTGAAGCATGGCCGCTGTGCTGCAAGGCTTATGGATATCATCGATGGCGCTGTAGTAGCGTAACTTATCGGCGGGGTAATTCCCCGCCACTTAAACATTTTAAAGGAGTATTTAAATGTCTAGAAATATTCATCTTGGCACTTACGACGAACTGCGTGTATTGAAAGATGCAGGCGCTATTACAGCATCAGCAGCCGGAACCGTTGACGGCGAAGCAAAAACTATTGACCTCGGCGATGCTCGCACCGATGCAACCGCTATTATTAATGTAACCGCAGCAGGCACTGGCACTGGTGAAAAACAGGTTATTAACATTCAGGTATCTGACGATAACTTCGCCGCTGACATCTATAATGTTGCCGTTCTTGAACTTGGCGACGCTGCACAGCTTGTTGGCGATACTGACGTAGGCATTGGCACTTATGAGCTTCCGTTCAACACCGTTGTTAATGGCGTTAACAAGCCATACGTTCGCGTTTACGCAACTATTACCGATGTATCACCTGATACTTCGCTTAACTACACCTGTCATCTCGTGCCTCAGAACTAATTGGAGGTTTAATCAATGAGAATCGTGAATGAACTCAAAGAAAAAATCGAGAAAGCTGAAAAAAGCGGAAAGCGATATCAGCCGTTTGTGACCTTGTATAACAAGGTTACCGGCGCAAAAAAGCTTTTTCCTGCGATTGATGCTGAGGCCGCTCTTGAGCTTAAAAATTCAAAGTGGTCTAAGACCATGCCCGCTGCAACAGTAGAATCAAAACCGGTAGAAGAAAAAGCAGAAGTGCCGACCAATGAGGCGCCTGCCACAACTGAACCCAACGAAAAAACCTACAGACCGAAGCGGAATCGCAAAATCAGCCTCGATTCTCAAGAATAATTAGCGGGGGGCTGGTGGCAACATCAGCCCCTTGTTTTTTTAAGGGAGCGTTTAAAATGCCTGTATCGCCTGATATATTGATTGTTGAAGATGGCTCAATCGTTGCTGATGCTAATTCTTACGTTAGCTATGATTATGTCGAGAATTACCATTCATTGCGCGGCAATTCCGCATGGGCGGCGGGCGACGCTACTGAAAAACAATACGCGATTATTCGCGCCACACAAGCGATTGATTCAATTTACAAATCGCAATGGGAAGGCACTCAAACAGAATACGGCACGCAGGAGCTTGAATGGCCCCGTCAGGATGTTTGGGTTAACGATGTTGAGTTAGATGACGACTTGATACCTACTGCGCTGAAAAAGGCTGTCTGTGAAGCGGCGTTACGTGAACTTGCTGAAGCTGGAAGTATGACGCCCGACTTAGACCGTGGCGGCAAAATCAAGCGCGTTAAGGCCGATACCGTTGAAGTAGAATATTCTGAAGGCGCAAGCTCAACGACTACTTTCACGGCTATTGATGGCTTGTTAGCTGATTTGATTGCAGGTGCAAGCGCTGATGGCCTTGCGTCTTATGATATCGAGTTAGGCGGTTAATCATGGGCTTGTTAGATGGCGGCATACGTAAAATCATCGGCAATGCGATGCAAAACATTTTTCTTGATTTTCAGATAATCAGAAAAACAACCATTCCCGCAACTAATCCGTGGGAATCGCCTGTTAGCGTTGATACTGAATACGATTGCAAAGCAATTGTAACCAAGTTTAAATACATGGAAATCGACGGCGAGCGCGTTAAAACGGAAGATAGAAAGATTCTGATACTTGCCGAGGGCTTGAGCGTATCGCCTGAAATTGGTGATTATATCAAAGGCGACAGCGAAACAAAGCGCTATCAGATTGTTTCTGAAGTAATCAAAGACCCGGCAGGCGCTACTTTTGTTTGTCATTGCAGGTAAATGAAATGTCGAAAATAGGCAGAACAATTAAAAGTTTTAAGGCTGAATTGCTTGAACATAATAAAAAGTTCATGCCGAAAACTTTTGTTACATTTCAAAAATGGATTGCATTAGAGCTTTATAAGCGCATAATGCAAAAAACGCCTGTTGATGAAGGCATATTGCGCGGCTCATGGACAATTAGCGTAGGCTCACAAGATAGAACACCTGCCAATAATGATACCGGCGCTAGTCAGGGTGATTCTCTTAATGCAACTGAAAGAGCCATGTTTAAAGCCGCTATTGCTGGAATGAATGAGCTAGGCATTGGTCAGGTTGTGTGGATTAACAACGCTATGCCCTACGTTGAGCGAATAGAGTTTGATGGTCATTCAAGCGTTAAGGCGCCTAATGGCATGGTTAGAATCAGCATTGAAGAATTAAAAGCATGGCTTTCAACTAAGTATAGCGAATATATCCGGTTAAGCGAGGCGGCTGACGTATGACAACAACAAGCAATTATGCTGAAGAATATGCACAAATAGCGACTATCTTTTCTTCAGAATGGGTTGAAGGTAGCCCGCCTGAGGCGATTACGCCGATTGCATGGCCGGGAATACCTTTTACTGTGCCGCTTGATGCTAACGGCGAACCCGTTAACCATGTTCGATTTTTTATCACTAACGGCGATGTTTTTCAAATAAGCATTGGTGCTCCCGGCGCTAATGTTTTTCGGCATACTGGAATATTAACCGTTAAAATCTTTACCAAGTCAGGACTTGGCGAATTACCTGCCAAGCAATTAGCTGATAAATTTTGCGCGATTTTTCGTAACAAAACATACGCTGGAATTAGGTTTAAAGAGCCTTCCAGTGTTATAATGGGCATGACTGAAGACGGTTTTTACCAAATAAACGCTTTTTGCGCGTTTGAGCGCGATAGCCTACTTTAAATCAAATAGGAGTTTTAAACATGAATAGTAGTGAAACCGAAGTCGGCATTGTTGCCGAAACCACATGGGGCGAAACGCCTTCACCGCTAGAGTTTCAGGCTATCCGTATTACCGGCGAAAGCTTGAAAGTAAATCGTGAAAATGTAGTTTCTGATGAAATCCGCGAGGATAGGAACGTAGCCGACCTTATTCAAGTCGGCGGCAGTGCTGATGGCGGCATCGACGGCGAATTAAGCTATGGCACTTTTGATGCACTCATTGAAAGCGCTCTTTTCAGTGCTTGGAATACCAACAACATCGTAAACGGCACAACTCAGAAATCATTCCACATTCAGAAAAAGCAAAGCGACGGCGCAAGCTCTATCTATGAGCTTTATAAGGGCATGGTTGTCGATACTATGACAATCAATGTTGCTGCTGGTGAAAAAACAACCGTTGGCTTTACTTTTATCGGTAAAAACGGCACTACTGGCACTTCTGAAAATGGTTCTACTACCGACGCAACTACTACCGAAATTCTCGATGGTGCTAATGCTTTTACTCTTAACAGCTTCTTTACTTCGCCTGTTCCTAACCTTATGAGCATGGCGCTTACAATCAGCAACAATCTCGGAACTAAGCCTGTTGCCGGTTCAGTTGATTTAATTGGCGTTAGAGCAGGCCGATGTGTTGTAACTGGCACGGCATCGCTTTATTTTGAATCAAAAGCAATTATGGATTTGTTTTTGGCTGGCACTGGTGGCGAGCTTTCAATTACTCTTGGCAAAACTACCGGCGAAAAATATACAGTTACATTGCCAAATGTAAAAATTCAGGACGCTGACCACTTCAGCCCCGGCAACGATGAAGATGTAATGTTGAATATTACATTTCAGGCGCTTTACGATGAAACGCTTACTGGCGTTATTGAAATCGACAGAGCAGTAGCATAACTAGTCTCAACGCGGGGGCTTCGGCTCCCGCTCAAATAAAAAATATAAAACGGAGAATCAGAAAATGGATATTAAAAAACTGTTTGGAACAAATAAAGAAAAAGAAACTGAAGGCACTTTTATACCCATAGGCGGCGGCGTTGAAATTAAGATGAAGCGTGCAGGTGCAAGCAACAAAGACTTTGCATTCGATCAAGCAAAAATGCTTCGTCCATTCTCTAAGCAGATTAGCACCGGCACAATCGACCCGGCAACATTGGTTGATATCAACGTTTCACTGTTTACCCGGCATATCGTTACCGACTGGAAAGGCGTTACCGAAGACGGCAAGCCTGTTAAATTCAGCAAAGAAAAATTCATGGAATATGCAAAAGCGTATCCTGATTTTTTCAGCGAGATTTTTTCAGCCGCCCATGATATGCAGAATTTCAAAGACGCCGAGGACGAAGAAATCATAAAAAAGCCCGCGAGTTCTACCGCTACAGATTAAATTACTTTAAACTGTGGCAGATATTTGAGGCAAAAACTGATGAAACAGGAGTGTTGCATGAAAGAATCGAGAAGGCGCCTGAATTGCCGCCAGTTGCAGAACCATTCTGGCTTGCTTATGGCTATTTATCAGGCTCTCGTGGTTATTCAGAATGTATTCCTGTTTCAGAAGTTAAGGCCTATTGCGAGTTTTACGGTATAAAAGATTCTTGGTGTCGTGATTTTTTACTTTATTTTTGTTCTGAATTAAACAAAGAATTGCTTGATTATAAAGATGTTGAACGGAAGCGAGAAGAAAGCAAAACGAAAGTTACGAAACCAAGCAAAGGCAGGTAGTTAACATGGCAGAAGTATATTTAGGCGTAGGAATTGATGCTAGTGGCGCGAAGCAAGGCGCTGCTGAGTTTAACGCGGCTACAAATAAGATAGCCGGGGGCGCTGATAAGGCTGCTGCTGCTAACGCTAAGTTTCAGCAGCAATTAAACTACGCCAAAGTTGCATTGCTTGCTTTCTCTGCCGCAGCTGCAACTCAGGCTGTTAGAACAATATCAGAATACACGTTTTCGTTGTCGCAGGCTGCCGCCGTAACTCGTGCAACTGCATCAGAAATGGTTCAACTTGAACAAGTAACGCGGCAACTTGGCGCAACTACAATGTTTTCGGCTTCACAAGCTGCTGAAGGTGTTAAGTTTTTGGGTATGGCTGGCTTTGAAACTAATCAGATTATCGCAGCATTACCCGCAACGCTAGACCTTGCCGCTGCCGCTTCGCTTGGCATGGGTCAGGCTGCTGATATTACCTCAAATATCATGTCAGGCTTTGGCCTTGCCGCTGAAGATGCAGGTCGTGCCGCTGACGTTCTTGCCGCGATTGCCTCAAGCGCCAATACCGATGTTTCAGGCATGGGTCAGGCTATGAAGTTTGTCGGGCCTATCGCTAAGTCGCTTGGTATCACAATGGAAGAAACAGCCGCTGCCGTTGGTGTTTTGGCTAACGCAGGTATTCAGGGCGGTTTAGCTGGTCGTGGCCTTAGAACGTCTATATCAAGTTTGCTGAAACCTTCAAAAGATGCACAAAAAGCACTTGCAGAAATGGGTCTGACGATTGAACAAATAAACCCGCAGGCGTCATCTTTGCGAGAAGTTATTAAAACTCTTGCTAACGCCGGTCTTGATGCGGAAAAAGCTTTCCGCATTTTCGGCACACAAGGCGCAACTGCAATGATAGAGTTAACGTCAAGCGTTGATATGCTTGATAAAATGAACACGGTCACTAATAATGCGGCAGGTTCAGCTCAGCGAATGGCTGACATTATGCGAGACAATCTTAAGGGCGACGCTGCTTTGCTTACAAGCGCTTTGTCTGAGTTGGCGTTAGTTATTGGCGATGCTGGCGTTACTGGAGCAATACGGGGATTATTTCAATCTGCAACCGAACTAGTTTCATGGATGAATAAAACGCTTGATGCCGTCATAAAAAATAAAGAACAAGCAGCGCTTTTTAATGATGTAATGATTGCTTTGACGGCAACAATGTCAGGCGTTATAGCAATCAAGCTTGCTTTGTGGGCTACTGGCGCGGCAACCGCATTAACTGCTGCCGCTACTGCTGCGGGCGCTTTAAATGCTGGACTGCTTTTAATAGGTGGCGGTGCTATTGGCGCATTAGGCTATCTTGTAAAACTAAGAATTGAAACGAATAATTTAACTGAATACACAAATAAGCAAACAAACGCTTTAAAAGAAATGGCAAACCAAGGCTCAAAAACGGCTGCACAAAACATACTTGATTTGTTAAAAACCCAAAAAGCCGCGCTTGAAGTTGCTGGCTCGATTGAGGAAATTAACAAACAATTAGCCGAAAGAGATAAACAAAGAGCCTTGCGGGAGCAGCTTGGCCGCTCTGTATCCCCATCATCGGGCGAATTTGTAGACCCCGGCACGGCGGCCACTTCTGCAACTTTTTATGATCCTATATCGGCTCAGCTTCAAGCTAGAAAAAACGCAATTCTTGACATTAATAAAGAGATTGCTGAACTTGAAAAAAAATCAAAAATGTATGGCGAAAAAGCGTATGCAGACGGTAGAAAGATTGGCCGATCGTTTGTTGAAGGCATTCAATCTATTAAAAAATCAGATATTGTTAGCTTCTTATCTGCATACATTCCCGGCATATCACCATCTCAACCATCATCTCCAGAAACACCAACCCCCGACACGCCAACCGGCATAACTTCAGATAAAGTTAAATCACCATACGGCTCTGACGGCGTTATGTCATTCGCGTTTGAGCAGATGGGCATTTTAAAACAAGAATCCGACAAAACAATCGAAACTTTCAAACGACAATATGAATCAATGCAAAAACATATCGACGGGCTTAAAAAGCAGGCTGCCGCAGAGCAAGAGCGGCTTAGACTGACTGAAAAATACGGCGCGAACGTGGCCGAAATTGATACTCAGATGCAGCTTTACAATGCTACCCGCGAATACGGCTTAAAGGTTGGCTCTGACGAATATAATCAGATTGAGCAACAAATTAGAGCGCAAAAAGAAGCCGCTGACAGCGTTAAAAAGCTGGAAGATGCACGCAAAAAAGAGCTTGAACAAACTCGAAAGGCTGAAGAGGCTCACAAGCAATGGGCGCAATCAATGACATACGCTTTTAAAGACGCGATTATGAATAGTAAAAACTTAGGCGATGCGTTGAGCAACCTTGCTAATCGCGTTCAAAGCATGTTGGTTAACAAAGCGCTTGATAGCCTGCTTGGTAATTTCTTTGGCGGCTTTGCCAAGGGTGCAGCATTTCGGGCTGGTGGTGTTACTGCTTTTGCAAGCGGTGGCGTTGTTTCTTCACCCGCCATTTTTCCAATGGCTAATAACAAAGTCGGCTTGATGGGCGAAGCAGGCCCGGAAGCTATTATGCCATTAACTCGCACAAGCGGCGGCGATCTTGGTGTTAAAGCTGTTGGTGCAGGTGGTTCAACTGTTATCGCGCCTCAAATAAATATTAGAGTTGAAGGCGGCACAAAAGAACAAAATCAAGATGCAGCAAACAAAGTAAGTGCAGCAGTTAAAAAAGCTATTGACGATACCGTTATGGCTGTATTGTTGCGTGAAAAACGCCCCGGAGGTGCTTTGCGATGAGCTTAGAAACATTTACCCCGCCTAATGCGCCTGACGTTAGTTCTAGCGGCTCTCATAAATTCAGGATATTAAAAGCAGGCTTTGGCGACGCTTATTCTCAGCGGGCGGCAGATGGCATTAACCCAAAAGAATCAAGCTATAGTTTTGCATGGACAAAAGCAACTCAAAGCGAAATTGAAAACATGAAAACTTTTCTCGATGCGCGTGGCGGGCACGAAGCCTTTTATTATACAATTCCGAACGGTTCAACGCCGCTTAAATTCACATGCGAGAATTATAGCGAAATTTGGGAAGATGGCGCATTAAAGGGCTTGTCTGTAACCTTTGAAAGGGTTTATGACTTATGACAAACACGATAGAATCAGTATCACAAGAATTTTCACCGGGTAAACTGGTTGAATTATACGTTGTCGATTTAACGGCGCTTGGCGGCGGTGTTACACGCTGGGCTAATTCTGCTTTTGCTGAAAATGCAATCGTTTTTGATGGTGACACTTATACGCCAATGGCTATCGAGGCAGAGGGCTTTGAATGGAATGGCAGAGGCGCTATACCGACACCGACAATCAGATTATTCCCTACTGACGGCATAAAAGCAGCCATGCTTGCTTATGATGATTTAATTGGCGGTAAAATTACGCGCATAAAAACGTTTTCGCGTTTTCTCGACGGTGAAGCAGACGCAAACCCTGCCGAACGCTTTCCTGACGAGATTTATTATTTTGAGCAAAAAACAGCATTTAATAAAAACGTTGTCGAGTGGACGTTGTCAAGCACATTAGACCAAGAAGGCGCGTTATTACCAAAGCGAATATTTACAAAAGATATTTGTCAACTTGAATATCGTCGTTATAATCCTGATTTATCGCCGGTTGGCTTTGATTATGTCGATGAGGCTGATGGTGGTTGCCCTTATAATGGCGTCAGTTATTTTGATGTAGATGGAAATAGTGTTACAATAGACGCTGACCAATGCGGTAAGCGTTTAAGCGAATGTAAGCGCCGCTTTGGCGATACTGCTGTTCTGCCTTTCCTAGCTTTTCCGGGAATCACGGCTTTCAGACGATAATTGAAAGGCTCTAACAATGTCTTATGAACGACAACCAACCGATTTAAAGCAATCTGATTTAAAAAAAGCATTCGAACATGCACAAGCCGAATACCCAAAAGAGGCTTGCGGTGTATTTACGCATTCGAGCGGGTATATTGCGTGTAAGAATGTTGCAGCAAAACCAGAAGATGATTTTACCATGCTTGAATACAAACAGATAGCCGCGAATGAAGGCGATGTTATTGCAATATTTCACAGTCACCCTAACGATATGCGCTGCCCGTCTGCTGAAGATATGCGTGTGCAGATATCAACTGCTTTGCCGTGGGGTATTGCTTCGTTAAACGGTAAACGTGAAATTACCGATTGTTTTTTTTGGGGTAGCGATGTTGTGCCGCCGTTGATTGGTCGCGAGTATCGTTCTGGCGCGATGGATTGTTACAGCATAATTCGCGATGTTTATAAGCTTTGGTATAGTATTGATTTGCCGGAATACCCACGCGATGAAGGCTTTTTTGAACGTGGCGAAGATAAATACATGGAAGGCTTTTCGTCAGCGGGCTTTGAATTGATAACGCCTAATCAGCTTATGCCCGGCGATGTTATTCTTGGCTCAGTGCTTGGTCGTGGCATGGTTAATCATGGCGCTGTTGTGCTTAATGAAAAAGAAATCATTCACCACACGCTTAATTCTCTTTCAAGACGCGATTCTTTGTCGAAATGGTTCAGGCATTTAAATATTTGCTTGAGGCATAAAGAATTTAAAGACAATGGCGGGCCGCCTATGCCGCCGAAGGTGGTTTGATATGGCAGTAAAACAGATTTATTTGCACGGCATTTTAAAACAGAAGTTTGGCGAAAAATACGCGCTTGATGTTCAGACGCCGGTTGAGGCAGTTCGGGCGCTTTGCTGCGTAATTAAAGATTTTAAACAAGAATTTGCAAAGCATTCTTACAATGTGATTAAAGGCGCATTACAGCGTGGTTGGATTCTCGATGAAGAAACCGTTAATGTGCAAATTGCAGGCGATGAGCTTCATTTTATCCCGGTTGTTGCAGGTTCTGGTGGAAAAAGCGGTCTTGGTCAGTTGATAACTGGCGTTTTATTGATAGGGCTTGCCTTTACTGGTGTCGGTGTTGGTTTGGCTGGCGCTCTTGGTTTAACCACAACGAAACTTGCAATCATGGGCGGTATTCTTGCGCTCGGCGGGCTTGCAAAGATGAACGCAAAGACGCCTGAATTTAAAATGTCCAGCATGGAGCCTGCTGATAGAAGACCGTCATACGTGTTCACGGGCGCGGTTAATACGACAGAACAAGGGAACTGTATCCCGCTTGTTTTTGGCCGCATTCGTGTTGGTTCTCAGGTTGTCGCACAAGGTATGGATACCGTTAATATTTAAGGAGCCGTTAAAATGCCTACAGAAGCCCCTAATACGCTACGCTCAAGATCGCGGTATAAGATTATTGATATTATCTCAGAAGGCCCGATTAAGGGGCTGGTTAATGGCGCACAGAGTATTTATCTTAATGAAACGCCTGTGCAGAATGAGGACGGCTCGTATAATTTTCCAAACTTCGACCCTTCGCGCGACATTAAGGAACTTCCTATACCAGATATTTCTGGCGTTACAATAGAAAATAAACCGGCGGCTTTCCCGGCGTCTAAAAATACAGTTGATGTTGGTGTTAAAATCACCAAAGACAATCCTGAAGGCTCAGGAAGTGGCGACGGCTCGGCTACCCGGACAATCACAGACGATAGTCTTGATTCTGTTCGAGTTACCGTTAGAGTGCCTGCATTGACCACAACAAATACAACTACTGGCGATATTACCGGCGGTAAAATCAGATTTAATATTTACGTAAAGCCCGATGGTGGAACATTTACATCTATTACTTCGGGGCAAGCGTGGACTGATTTATCATTACCAACCGATGAGACAAGTGATGGCGCAACTGGTATAGAAATAACTACTAGATTATCTGGTAGCAGATTAACAGCGAAAAATTTAAGTTTTCAATATGCAAAAAAAACAGGTGGTGTATGGGGAAGCTGGATTGAATACGCAACAATAGACATACCGGCAACATCATCATCGCAAGAGCAGAAGGGTTTTTGGCTATGGGGCACATTTGGCGATTATACAAAATCAGTTACTGGCCTAGAACCGGGAATTTATAAAGCACAAGTTGTTGTGTCTGGTGGCACTAGCACGCCTCAGAGCGCAAGGCAATTTTCTGCCAATTTTATCGAAATAGAAGGCAAAACAGTTGCGCCTTATGATGCAAGTTACTTAGTCGAGCTGCCAGAGGGCGGCGCACCTTGGGATATAAAGATTGTTCGCATATCTGACGACAACACCGAGTCTAATTTTCAAGACGATCTTTATTGGCTTTCTTACACCGAAATTATTAATAATCGTTTTTCATGGCCGTATGTTGCGGGCACTCAAATTGCGTTTGACGCTGAAAGTTTCGGCGGTCAGGTTCCTAACCGAGCTTATGATGTAATGGGCTTAAAGATTGAAATACCGTCGAATTACGACCCGTATAACCGAACATACACAGGCGTATGGGATGGCACGTTTAAGATTGATTGGACAGATAACCCGGCATGGATTTTTTACGCATTGCTGACAAATAAGCGATGGGGGCTTGGCAATAACATACCGGCTGCTCAGGTCGATAAATGGGAATTATATACAATCGCGCAATACTGCGATGAGCTTGTAGACGCGCCTAACGGTGAACAAGAGCCACGTTATACTTGTTCAACTGTTATTAACTCACAGCAAGAAGCCTATGACCTTTTAACCGCCATTGCGTCAGCTTTTCGTGGTATGATTTATTGGGCTAACGGCTCAATTACTGCAACTGCCGACATGCCTACCGATACGCTGATTAATGTTGGCCCTGCTAATGTTATCGACGGTGAATTTACTTATCAGGGTGCAAGTCGTAAATCGCGGCATTCTGTAGCGCGTGTTAGTTGGAATAACCCTGACGATGGCTACAAGCTGAACGTTGAAATTTATGAAGACCCTGAAGCTATCAGAAAATATGGTTATCGTCCGATTGATATTAACGCTATCGGCTGCACTTCACGCGGATTAGCTCGCAGATGGGGCAAATGGCAGATTACAAGCGATAATGACGCGCCTGATACAGTTACTTATCGCGCTTCATTCGATCATTTTATGACACAGGGTAAAGCAGTTCGGCCCGGCGATGTCGTGGCGATTGCAGACCCGAATTATAGTGCTGTTCAGCTTTTCGGACGAATAATTTCTGTTATCGATAACGGCTCATCTTATACGATTAAACTCGACAGGGAAGTTACTTTTCCTGCTGGTGAAGCCGCTACGCTTTATGTTACTTTGCCAGATGGCTCATCCGAAGAAATAGGCGCTGGTGTTTCGATAGAAACTACTACTGACGAAATAGACGTTGCTTATGCTAGTTTGCCAACATTGCCCGCAAATGGCGCAACTTGGCTAGTAAAGCTTGCATCTGTCGAACCTCGTTTATGGCGTGTTTTCAGTGTTACCGAACCTGAACCGCATATTTACCAAGTTTCGGCAATGCTTTACGATTCAAACAAGTTTGATAAAATCGAAACTGGTCTGAACTTTGAAGAGGCCTCGTTTTCAGCTATGCCGACCGGCGAACTATCGGCACCTAGCGGGCTGATTATATCTGAATTTCTCAAGCAGACCGGCTCTGCAATTATCGCTTGTGTTAACTTTTCATGGACGCGGCCTGACGATGCAAGAGCTGATTTGTTTGAGATTCAATATCAAATCGACGGCAAAGAGTGGCAGACAACAACACCGAACTTAACAAGCACGACAAGTATTGACATTTTTAACATCGTGCCGGATACTTACAATTTCCGCGTAAGAGCGCAAGACACAAGCGGCTTATTTCGTTCATCATGGGCTACGTTAAGCAGTCAGGTTTTGCTTGGCAAAGATAAAGAACCCGAAGACGTAACCGGCTTTACCGCTGAGGTTGAAAAATACGGCGTTTTAATGAACTGGAACCCTGTAACAGATATTGATATTGATTATTACGAGATAAGGCGCGGCGCTTCGTGGGCAGCAGGCATACACGTTGCAAACGTTAAAGCCACTGTCTACAAATGGGAAGACGCAACAGAAGACGCCTACACGTTCTGGATTAAGGCAGTTGACACCAACGGCAATGAGTCCGTAACAGCCACAAGCACTAGCGCAACCGTGCCGGTTGAAGCTCAACCAACGGTTACAACAGCGCAAATTAAGGGCGGTATTGCCGTAACCATAGCAGGCACGCTAACAGACCGCTTTGCACACTATGAATTACAGCGCAAAGAAAGCACCGAGCTAGACGGCGATGCAGTTACAGTCAATGCCTTGCTTGCAAGTCGTAACTTTTCAGACACGCTTGTTGGTGCAGTCGGCTACGTTCCTGAGTATCAATATCGCGCAAGAGCTGTTAACCGGAACCTTAACGCTTCCGATTGGTCTGCTTGGTCTGCGGGCATAAACCCCGGACAAATAGAATCTGGCGACCTTGTAGACGGCGCCCTCAATCGATCAGAATTGTTTGCCTCCGGCGTTGTAGACGCAGCGGCAATCGGAGCCGCAGCAGTCACGGCGGTAAAAACAGACCTAGCAGCAATTGACGCGGCAACCGGCAACCTTAACGACGGAGTAGTCTCTGAATTGCAGTTAGCTGCAAATGCCGTCACGGAGGCGAAAATCGCTACATCTGCAATCACAAACACAAAAGTTGCCGACGGCGCTGTCACCACGCTAAAGATAGCAGCCGAAGCGGTGTCGGCGACAAGAATCGCTCCGGGCGCAATTACAGAAACAAAAATTTCTGACGGAGCAATATCAACGCCGAAATTGCAAGCAGGCTGCGTCACCGCAAACAAGATTCTCGTCGGAAGCTCTGGGGCGGCACTAAACGACGACCCGAATTTTGAAGATAGCAGCGCATGGTTAACCGTTGCGGGCATAACCATTCAGCACGTAGAACTAACCGACGGTAAAGTCGGCACCACAGCCGGCAGAAGCGGCGCAGGCACGACATGGATTCATTCTAGCAAGGCAATCCCTCTCGACTTTGAGAAAAGCTATCGCCTCCGCTTCTGGGCAAGACGCAGCGCAACGGCAAACGGCAGGCTATATGGCGTTGTGGCATTGCTTGATGCAACTGGTGCTAGAATTTCAGGTGCAGGGGCAGACTGGTATTATTCGCCGAGTGCCGTGACCGCGAACACATCATGGACTGAATATTCAGCTGTTATTCCAACAAACTACGACTCAGCGGCAAAATTTATCAAGCCCGGCGCAATTCTGAATTATTTGGGCACAGCTGGATACATGGAGATTCAGGACTTGAGGCTCGAAGAAGTCCTACCGGCAACTTTAATTCAAGACGGGGCGATAGTTACCGACAAACTCGCGGCAGGAGCAGTCACGTCTGCAAAGGTCACAACCGGCGAGTTAATTACGCTCTCAGCCCAGATCAAAGATGCAATCATCAGCAGCGCGAAAATCAGCGGCTTATCAGCCGACAAGATAAATACCGGAACATTAGCAGCTGCACGAATAGCGGCAGGGTCACTCGCAGCAGATAAAATAACCGGCGGCGCTCTCGTCATTGGCAGCGCAGCGGGCGACGTGAACGCAGGCACAACAACAGTTAACGGTGACAAAATTACTGCGTCAAGCATAACATCTGGAAAGATTGGCGCGGGAGAAATAAAAGCCGTAAACATTGAAGCAGGCACAATTACCGGCGAAAAGATAGCGGCAGACACAATAACCACACGTGAGTTACTAATAGGCAATCCCGGCTCTGCTTTGAATGATGACCCGAATTTTGAGGATAGTAGTGCGTGGGTTGATAAGTATGGCACAAGCACATTTACTACGGTCGCAGACGGAAAGGTTGGCAATACCGTTATCAGAAGCATGGATAATGGTAGCCAATCGCGGCCTTTCAATGTAAAATATATGGCGTTTGACCCTGAAAAAACGTATCGAGTAAGAGCATGGGTTAGGCGTAGTGCAACGTCTGACGGTATTTTATACATGAGCTGGCAAACATACGACGAAAGCGGAACACAAATACCCTCTAATGATGGTTATTACATTGTTTCAAGTGCAACTCCCGGCACAGACTGGACAGAATACGCCGTTTTGGTAGGCGAAGGCACCAGTTACCCAGGCACATCTGACGCAAAAACAATGCGAATAGGATTCTTGCTGAACTATGCCGCAACCGCTGGATACATGGAAGCGCAAGACTTCCGCATAGAGGAGGTGCTCCCCGCCACACTCATAAAAGACGGCGCAATTATCACCGACAAACTTGCCGCAAATGCGGTAACAGCAGTCAAGATAGACTCAGACGCAATCGAAGCAAGACACATTAAAGCAAATGAGATAACGGCCGATAAACTTAATATCGGCACAATAACTGAGATAGACGCAAACGCAGCGCTAATATCCGATATTATCACAAGTTATACAGACCTTACAAATAAGCCCACGTTAGGCGATGTGGCCGCTTTGAACTCGATAACATCCACCTACATTGAAAATGGCGCAGTAATTACCGCTAAGATTGCTGCCGGAGCCATTACAACATCTGAGCTGAATGTAGCAGCCCTCAAAGCCCCTGCGGGTGAGGTTGCCGCGTGGTCTGCAAAAGGCTCAACCGCTGCGAGTATTGCGCTTGCGGATGGCGTGAAAGACGTTTCTGGAAATGCGAATCACGG